GCATCGGACAACAGGTCGCAAAGCACCAGCATGACGTGTGGAATAGACTTGTCGAGCAGCGGGTCAATGAACTGAAAAACGACCCACAGCTAGGTGGCAACCGCATCGAAACCACGCTGGGTAACGCTAAGTACGCTCTGGAAACCATGGTGGGATTGTCGAAAGACGAAGCCACCACTTTGATCGCCGTCATGGACGCGGGTGGGGTTTCTCACCATCGTTTGATGATTAAGGCACTCAATGGAATCTACGAGCTTTTGCGCGAGCCTGAACCCGTTCCCGGAACCCTGCCTCTCAACGCACAGACCTCGAAGGAACCCGGCCAACGCGGCTGGTACGATTCGGTCAACAAGAGCGCGTAGAGAAGGCCAAGTTTGAAAGGCTTCTAGCCCATGGCTTCCTTGACCCTGGCCGATGTCGGCCGTCGCATGGACCCTGGCGGCAAAATCGCCGACATGGCCGAACTGATGTCTCAATGCAACGAGATCGACGAGGATGCCCCGCTGGTCAAGGGCAATCTCACAACCGGCCACGTTGTCACGCTGCGGACTGCTCTTCCGAAGGGTACGTTGCGCCGCTTCAACCAAGGCGTCGGCTACACCAAATCCTCGGCCGCGCAGATCACGTTCGGCATGGCGATGCTGGACGCCTACTCGCAGATCGACAAGCGCCTCGCGGATTTGGGTGGAAATACCAACGCCAATCGCGAGAAAGAGGACGTGGCCCACATGGAGGGCATGTCCCAGCAGTGGACCGGCTTCCTCGTTTACGGGAATGCCTGGACGACTCCCGAGCAATTCTCCGGTTTCTCAACGTATTTCTCCGCAATCGCCAATACTCCGAATGGTGTCAACGTGTTCGATGCCGGCGGTACTGGTTCCTCGAATACGTCGATCTGGCTCATCGGCTGGGGCGATCAGACGGTTTACGAGATTTACCCGGATGGCACGAAAGCCGGGCTGATCTTCGAGAACAAGGGCGATGTGGTCCCGGCGTTCACGTCGAACGGCACGGCCCGGTACGAAGCCTATACGTCGTACTTCTCGCGCAACGGCGGATTGGCTATCGAGGACTGGCGCTATGTGATTCGCATGGCGAACTTTGACACCACGACGGCCGGTCTCGCCGGTCCTACTCCCCCGGACATCTTCGCCATCATGTCGAAGTCGGTTGTTCGTCTCCCGACTGCGGGACGGATGGTTTCCGGTATCGTCAAGACCGACGCGCCGGATCGCGTCGCTCCCTCGATTCGCCTGAAGTTCTACTGCGACCGTACCGCGCGGGAGTACATGGATATCCAGGCGATCCGGGACAAAAACGTTCTGCTTCGCCCCGAGGATTACGCCGGACGCCCGATTGTGAACTTCCGCAATATCGCAATCGGCGTGGTCGATCAGATTCTTGATACCGAAAGCCGCGTGGTCTAAGCGCAACTCAAATCGAAAGGAGAGCACCCGATGGGTATGCTCGATCTCTCTCTACAGTTCTCCAATGCGCAGGCCATTACGGCTACCGCACAATCGACCAACTTCTACGATCAGTTGACCGGGCAAACTCTGACGACGACTTACACGCCATCGCCCTCGGCAATCTTCTCGGTCAACGAAACCTACTTCGGCGAGGACTTGGGCATCGGCAAAGGCGAAGGGACGCCGCGTGTCGTGGTCAATGTTGGGACGGTATTCGCAACGCTCACGTCGTTGCAGATTCAGTTCCAAGGTGCGCCGGAAAATTCCACGTCGCATACGTCCGGGTTACGGTCGGACTTGACGTTCGTTACCTACATTCAGACCGACACGATTGCTCTGGCGCTGCTCACGGCCAATACTCGAATCGCCTCGTTCGATTGGCCGATGCGCAAGACCGGCCAGGCACTGCCCCGGTTCTTGCAGTTGAACTATGTGGTCGCGGGTTCCAATGCGACGACCGGAACCTTGACCTCGGACGTGACGCTCGGCGACGACGACGCGCAGTCCACGCTTGCGTACTACGGCTCGAACTATAAGGTTGCTTCCTAACGGCGCGGCCCTCCCCGCGTTGTAACGCGCCGTGCCCATAAAGCCCTTGCAGCAGAGGCCAAAGGGCACGGCGCAACCAAGTTTCTATTTTTCAGGATTGGAGTTAGCGATGAACGAACAACTTCCGGAAAGCTTTGTGTCCGATGACGGACGCAGAGTGGCGGCGCCGACTTACGAGGCGCTGGCACAGGTTCAATTGATTCTCGCTTCTGCGGAGACCGGCCAAGCTGGGCCTACGCTTCTCGAAGTCGGCGAAATCTTCACCAGCGACGCAATCCCGTCTCATGCATGGCTTCCGCTCAATCGCGCGGCCGGCGAGCGATTCGAGAATTGGGTGAATTCGCTTCCTCTGGATGGCAAAAACATCCCACAGGAACTCATCACGGAAGCGGCGTTCCAGTTGCGCCCACGCGAAGGCGACCCGGAATTCCCGATGGATCAGTGGTGGCCGCACGTGCTTCGGCTTGCCGCAAAGATGGCTGACGAAAAGCGTGGCCGTCCGGCTGCGGTGACTCCGGGGTTCCGGCCGATGGCGCCCAATACGCCGCCGATGCCGTTTGCTTCGGTCGGGCCTATCGCTCCCGATCCGGGTCGTGCTCCCGCGATGCACCAACCGCAGGCTCGGGCAACGATGGATGCTCGCGCTCAGAGACAGCAGCGCCGGCCGCCTATGCCGAATACCGCGCCGGCCGCGCCCGCGCAGACCACGACCTGATACTCACATAGGAGCGCCGCAGCAAAACGGCGATAGCACGATGAAATTCCTTTCTCGCTTCCGTGTTGCGGCGCTCTGCGCTCTGAGTGGTGCTGTTTTGGCGTTGCTCGGCACTGTCGGGCCGGTGCAGAATGCCGTCAGCCAGGGTATGCAGCAGATCACGAATCTCGCTGGCACCGAGCAAATCTCCCTGAATTACCCATGCACGGTGTCGTGTTTTACCACGTCGCTTTCGCTCGCTGGTCTTAATAACTCGCAGCCCACCCGCAATAATGTCCTGATCGGCGGTGATGCGACAACCAATCTCTGGCAACGCGCCACGACCGGATCGAGCGTCACCACGACTGTCACCTATGGTGGTCCTGATCGTTGGGCCTATTGGTCCGGCGCTTCAACCGCCATGACGGTCTCGCGAGATTCGACAGCAGCCGATTTGCCCGCGAGCGCTTATCAGTACGGCTTCAAGATGGCGCGCACGTCGGGTCAAACCGGCGTGGTGCAGGTCTGCATGGCGCAGGAAATCGAATCGGTCAATTCGTATCAGTTGGCTGGATCGACGGTTGAATTCGATTTTCACGCGACGGCTGGTGCTAATTTCTCCGCAGCCTCAAGCAATATGACGGCGTATATCGTCTATGGCACGAGCACCGACGAAGGCATGGCATCGCTCGCCAAGGGGTTGAACGGTGGTGGGGGCGGATCGGCGGGATGGACCGGCCAAGCCAATGCCACGGCGGCAGTCATTCCGATTACGACGACCAACGCGCGCTATGCAGCGATTGCGACTGTTCCCGCGACCGCAACGGAAGTTGGAGTGGCGTTGTGCTTTACGCCAGTGGGTACGGCCGGCACAAATGATTATATCGCGTTCTCCGGGATTCAGTTGGTGCGCAATAGTGCGCTGGCTTCCAAGGTCTCCGCGACGCTTGGTTACGCTTGCACGACCATCAACTGCACAGGCTTTGATCGCCGGCAACAGGGCGATGAGACCGATCTACAATATCGTTACTACTATCAAGTCAACGATAACGTCGCCAACACGGTCCCGATCACGCTGTGTCAGGCGACGACAACCTCGGCGGTCGTGTGTCCCATCCCGTTCCCGGTCACCATGCGTACTGCCCCGACCGCAACCGCATCGGCTTCCACGGCGTTTGGCGATACCGCGACTGCCGGCGCTCCTACGGCCTGTACGGGATTTGCGGTCGTGGCGTCGTCAACTTCGGTACAGACCGGCAAGGTGACATGCACGGCCGGCGCGACGACCACGGCGGGCGGCTCATCCCAGCTTGTCGGAGCTAATACAGCAGCCAACGTGAACTTTAGCGCCGAGCTTTAGTCGTCGGAACAGCGGAGCAACTTCGCCATGCGAAGGATTCTGTTTGCTGCGATTGCGCTGAGTCTGAGTATACTGCCTGCTTGGGCGCAAAATACGACCGGGCTTGTTGTGGCGACCTGCGGCACCGTTGTAACGGCGTTCAAGGCTGGTAATCCCGGCCCATTTACCGTCGATGTGAACGGCAACCTCTGCCAGACTGGCGGTGGGGGTGGCGGCTCAGTAACTCAGGGGACGACGCCTTGGGTCGATAATATCACGCAATGGGCGAGCGTAACGCTTGGCGCCGCGACGGCCTGGGGAACGGCGCCGACCGGCAACGTGCCCGGCGTGAATGCAAATATTCTTGGCCCGCTCGGGCAGCAACTTTCGGCAGCCTCGATTCCTGTCGTGTTGCCCGCGGCGCAGATCACGACGCTGACGCCACCGACAACGGTAACCGCGAACGGCGCGGCCAATGTCACCGCGACCGACTGCTCCGGCACGGTGGCTTCTGGCGGCACCGCACAAAATGCTTTCACCGCGCAGACGACGCTGCACGGCTTCACCATCGCCAACATTGACACTACCGAGCCGCTGTGGATTTCGTTCACGACGACGGCGGCAGCGTCTGGCGCCGGGAGTTACCCGCTGCCGGCCGCGACCGCGACGACGTTTGCGGGGTTCGGCTCATTCACGGCGCCGCCTGGCTTCGGTCTCAATCACGCGCTCTCGGTGATCGCGGCGACGACCAGCCATAAGTTTACCTGCACATGGTGGTAATCATGCGCCGATTGGCTCGCACGCTTGCCGCGCTTCTTCTCGCCTCCGCACTGATTTCGCCGAGCGCCGCGCAATTCGGCGGTTCCGGCAACACCGGATCGTGCAGCGGCGATCTGACCGGCACCTATCCGAACTGTACCGTCGCCAAGGTCAACGGCGGCACGCCGGGCGGCGCGTGCCCGTCGCATCAGTACATGACCGCAATGTCGTCGGCCGGAACGCCGACCTGCGCGCAGCCCAGCAATGGCGATGTGTCTGGCCTCGGTAGCATGGGCACCCAGGCATCGAACAACGTTTCGGTCAGCGGCGGCACGATCGACGGTGCCGCGGTCGGCGGTTCGACACCGGCGGCGGGGAATTTCACCAACGTCGGCTACTCCGGCGTCGAGATCAATACCGGCTTCAACGTGCAGTCGCCTTCGACCGGATTTAATATCACGGTCGGCGCTGGCATCGGATTGCAACTTTTGAGCCCAGCAGGAACGCTTTTGGCCGGCACGGTGAAAATGCCGGCCGCGCCTGTGAATGGGCAAGTGCTTCGGATCAAGACCACGCAAGCGATCACGACGCTTACGCTCAGCCCGAACACAGGGCAGAGTTTGCTCGGCGCCATTCCGACGCTCGCGCTGGGCGGCGGTATCGAGTGCATTTATCAGACCTCGAACACCACATGGTATTGCTGATATGCTGCGGCGGGTTGCTCTTGCGCTTTGGCTGACGGCGGCTGTTTCGTTATTTGCTCTGACCGCTCCGCGCGCGCAGTTCAATGGCTGTTCGGCCGGATTTTGCAGTTCTTCGAGTGTGGGCTATCAAGGACCCGGCGATATTACGTCTGGCGCCATCGCGTTCTTTTCCGCCGGGCGCGCCTATAACGCGGCTTACGCCGCGGTCACCGGCAGTCTGGCCGATCTCGTCGCGACGGGAAACGGCGCAGCGGTCTGTACGCTCAAGGCGCTGTTGAGCGGCTACGTCAACCTGACGAGTTCAGCGTGTTCTGGTTCAACGCCTGCCGCCGCCTGCGCTGCCGCCAATGGCGGATCGTGTAAGGTCACTAAGCTCTATGACCAGGCCGGCACTGGCAATCACGTCGTCCAGACAACGCTTGCCAATATGCCGGCGCTGACGTTCGGTGCGCAGAATGGATTGCCGTGTCCGGCGGGGACGGCAAATGCTTCGCTGGTCTTGGCAAGCGCAGGGACCATAACCCAAGCGCAGCCATTTACCTTTACGGCGGTCGCGGAACGCACTGGAAGTTTCACCACGGCTCAAAGAATTTTGAATGTAGGAGCAACTAGTCCAACGCTGGCATTTTCAGCTAATGCTAATCAACCCACTTTCAGCGCTGGTACCGGACTCTTTCTCACAGCGGCGGATAGCGCGTTCCACGCTTTGCTTGCTGTAGCAAGTCCAACGGCACCTTTATTTGCTGCGGATAGCAGTGCAAACACGACCACAGCGGCTAGCGGAGCAGGTACGTTGGCAGCGGTAGCATCCTTTATGAACCGTGGGTCAGGTGGGCAAGCAATGCTTGCTGGTTTCGTCTGCGAAGCGGGTATCTGGCCTGCCGATCTCAACGCATCCTATCAAGCCATGCTCGCCAATATGCGCAGTGCGACCAATGGGTGGAATTTCTAATATGATTACGGAAATCACGAACCTATTTATCGAGGCTGCCTTTAAAGCGTGGGCGGCCTACTGGATTTCAACGACAATTGGACTGCTTATACGCAGCGCGACGAATGGGTGGAATTTCTAGTCATGCCCTGGAAATCCGGCAAAGCGTTTGCCTCCAAACACAACAAAAAACTGAAAGGCGAAGCCGCGACTACGGCAAAGAATCAGGCTGAGGCGATGATCAAGAAGGGCGTTCCCGAACGCATTGCCTTGGCCACGGCAAATAAAACCGGGGATAGACTACAATCCCGGCATAAACGGTGGTACGGTTGATGGCCTCGTTAACGCTCGCCGACATGGCAAGACGGATGGTGCCGGGAAATAAGACGGTGGCAAAGAAAAAGTGGATCAAAGGCGCGATCAAGAATCCGGGCGGACTGCACCGTGCGCTCGGCGTCCCAGAAGGTGACAAGATACCAGCCGATAAATTGGCCTCGGCAAAGAATTCGCGTAACCCGCGTGTGCGCCGCATGGCGGCTTTGGCGGGTACTCTCGAAAAGATGCACCACAAACCGCGTAGCGAACGCTGGTATGGAAAGGACTGAAAAATGGCCGAACGCAAATGGTACGGCAAAGAGGGCGGCGGCGGGGAGGGGACTCACGAACGCCACTCCCGCGAGCGCAAAGAAATGCACACGCGCCATTCCAAGATGCGCGATGCCCTCCATAAGCAACACGAGGACGAAATTGGCCAGATGGCCGAACGGCAATCGGCCGAGGCTGCGGCTGAGAATCAGGGCGCGCAGGCTGCGGCGCCGGCCGCTGCGGCAGCGCCCGCAGCGGCCCCAGCGGGTCAGGGAGCCGCAGCGGCGGCAACCGGGGCGGCGGCACCGGCATGAATTTAGGCTACGTCCCAGCTCCCCCTGTTCGGCCGGCGGCCCGCAGGACACGCACCCGATGCCCGGCGTGGGACGCAGGCGGGGGAAACCTCCCATAGTTGACGCTTAATCGGGTGAAGCCGCCACTTATTCGGAAAGGAAGATCAGATGGCTCGTTTTTCGGCGATGGTGGACATGGGAAAAACGGCCGATGAGGTCAAAGAAGAAATTGAGGAACGCAGCGGCGGTCCTGAGGCTTCGACGGCGGTTTATCCTTATGGCCTTTGCGTGGCACTGACTGAGGAAGAACTGGAAAAGCTCGGCATTGGCGACGAATTACCGAATCGCGGCGACATGATCCACATCATTGCCATGGCGAAAGTGACCGCAGTTTCTGAGAACGAGAACGAAATGACAGACGGGTCCAAAAAGGTTCGGCGTCGGGTCGAACTGCAAATTACACATATTGCTCTCGAAGATGAGGACGATGAAGGCGAAGAAGAAGCGCGCCGCTCCCGCTTCTATGGCTCGAGTGATACCAAAGCCGCGTGAACCAAAGTATCTGATGATAAGCATGCCAAGGAAGGAGAATAGCCATGGCAAATTGGGAAAATCGGACCTATCGGGTTTTGCAGACGAGCCACATCAACGGCGCCATTGCCGAAGTGGGCGAAATCGTCACGATCAAGATTGATCGCGACACATGGCGGCCGGGACCAAATCTGCAAGAAGTCGAGGTTGGCGAACAAAAGCATACGCCCGCGCAGCAGGCCGAAGGTGACGGCATGGCCGCGCTGACCAAAGAGGCCGCCGACAAACAAGCCGCCAGGGAAGCGAAGCCGGAAGCGGAAGAAAAGTTGCCGCTCGAACCGGAGCCGCCGCGCGCAGAGACAACGCCAGAAGCGCCGCAGCCGAATCAACCGAGCAATCCGGCGTAATTGCCACTTGCCTCATTGAGAAGAAGGAGGTACAAATAGCGAACCGACGCCGCCCCGGCAAGGGCAAGCATCGGCTCTGGCCACCCCCGAAGGAGACTCGGAAATGGATGCCGCCCAAGATACCCTGAATCCGCCCAAACTCAAGACCTGTACGGCTTGCGGGATTGCGAAGCCGCTTGTTGAGTTTTTTCAAGATAAGCGCCGCAAGGAACCACGGGCTACCTGTAAAGAATGCGGCAAGGAGTACTATAGAGCTTGGTATCATCAGCGAGAAAATGCGCTGAACTTGGCTCGGGCTGCACAAAAGAAGAAAAAACAAGACCGGGAGTGGCAGGAAGTTCTAGATGGCGGTCGGGTTTGTGTTACTTGCGGAGAAAATAAACCAATCACGGAGTTTTTTAAGCATAGCCGTTCGTCGCGAGGATATAAGCGTATCTGTAAGGCTTGTGAAATAGCGGGACTCAAACGTTGGCGTCACGAAAATCCAGAGGACGCGAGAAAACGCGCAAGAGCGGCCCGCATTCGTATGGATTATGGAATGTCTACTCTTGAGTTTCAGGCGATGGTTGAAGCACAAGAAAACTGCTGTAAAATATGTGACAAAGAATTTCACCCGGACGGTGGTTATGCTGGCCCATATGTTGACCATAACCACTCGACAGGAAAAGTACGTGAACTTCTTTGTTTCGAGTGTAACAGCGGCTTGGGTCGTTTTAAGGATAATCCAGAATTGCTAAAGCGCGCAGCGTCCTATTTGGAAAAACATAAATCAGATGGATGATGTCACGATCAGTAATTTAGCCTTAGACGCCATAGGCGCGCGTTTCAGCCTTACGTCACTACAGCCGCCGTTGCCGCCGCCCAATGCAGTAGTGGTCAGCCGGCGCTATCAGGTTACGATGGACAGTCTTTTTAGATCAGCGCATTGGAATTTTGCGAGATTTCAGCGCCACGGCGTTGTACTGAAAGCCGCGCAAGGAACCCCGGAAAATCCCAACGGTACAACGCTACCAATTCCTCCTTATCCCTGGCAGTATGCCTATCAATACCCCGCAGATTGTTTGCTCGCGCGTTATTTGCTCTGCAATCAGCCTTTGACGGGGAGTGGCAATCCATTTCCCGCAGGCGTGACGACAACGCCGCTGTGGCCGTTTGGCAATCCCGGTTATAAATTTGTGGTGGCGAACGATACGGATGTGGCAGGGAATCAAATAAAAGTTATTCTGACCGATCTGGAATTCGCGGATATTGTCTATACGGGGCGAGTGACGAACGTCGATCTTTGGGACGCTCACTTTCAGAACGCGGCGATTGCGACTCTTGGGGCGTGGTTGGTCAATCCTCTCGCTCGAAATGCAATAGTCCTCAAAGAGCAAATCGAGATCGCAACGTCGGTGGTGCAGTCGGCGCGAATCTCGGATGGCAATGAGGGAATTACTTCCATAGATCACGTGCCCGATTGGATGGCCGTTCGTGGAATAACCGGCTACGGTCTCGGTTGGGACACGGCAATGTGTTATTACGGTTGGTCAAGTTTGGGATTTCCTGGGGGCGGGTTTGTGTGAATGACAACGCCGATCATAAAATCGTCGTTCTCAAGCGGCGAAGTGTCGCCGTCATTATATGGTCGCGTGGATTTAGCGGGTTGGCATAAAGCCTGCTCCGTATCTCGTAATTTCTTTGTTTCATATAAAGGTGGATTACTGAGTCGCGGCGGCCTCGCTTATGTAGGGGTCTGCAAGCAAGCCGCTTCCGCAAGCTCCATTCCTCCGCGCAATATCGAATTCACGTTCAATATTTTCCAGTCGTATATCCTGGAATTCGGCGAACTCTATATGCGTGTGGTCGCCAATGGCGGCTATGTGACCGAGGCTGCGTTTACGGTTACGGGAGCGACGCAGGCCAATCCATGCGTGCTCACGATACCGGGACACAATTTCGTCGTCGGCGATTGGATTTTTCTTATCGGTCTCGGCGGCATGATTCAGTTGGATGCACGCACAGTCATTGTGCGCAGCGTCGCTGGAAATAATGTGACAATCGAGGATGTCTTTGGCGTTCCAATCAATTCTCTTGCCTATAATGCTTACACCGTGGGTGGAACGGCGGCGCGACTCTACACGCTGATCACGCCATATCACGCCATCGATCTGCCTTATCTAAAATACGTGCAAAGCGCCGACACGATGTCGCTGACCTGCATCAATCAGGCGACCCAGACCGAATACCAGCCGCAGGAATTAAGCCGTCTCGCTGCAAACAATTGGACCATAGCTCCACCAGCTTTTGCTGCGTCCATAGCTGCGCCGGCGACTTGTACGGTCACGGGGACCGCTTATTCGGCGGGGCCGGGGCCGGCGGCTTACGGGTATGTCGTTACGGCCATCGACAGCACGACCGGAGACGAAAGCGAGCCGTCTCCGATTGGCGTTGTTACGAACGTGGTGGATATTGCCGGGCAGTTCGGCACCAACACGGTCAGTTGGACCGCTGTACCCAATGCCGGGAGTTACAATGTTTATCGTGCCACGCCAGATTATACCAACACAGGGAATTTTGCCGGGCAGTTATTTGGTTTTGTCGGTTCCTCCCGGTCGGTCACTTGGCAGGACACCAACATCATTCCCGACTTCACCACGACGCCGCCGGAACATCTTAATCCGTTTGCGCCGGGGCAGATCGTCAACGTTGGGACGATACCCGCGACGGGGGTGTTTGCCGCAGCAACTACGACGGCGGCGATCAACACGACGACGGGATCGCAAGGAATCATCCAACCGATTGTCTCGGGTGGATTCGTGGTAGCGGGCAACGTCCTCAACGGCGGCCAAAAATACAGCCCCGGCGACACCGTGACGTTCACGGATTCCGGTTCGGGAGATACCGTGGTAGCCCCGCTCATCCTTGGTCCGCAGTCAGGAACTTATCCGGGTGTCACGGCATACTTTCAACAACGGCGGACTTATGCGTTTTCGCTAATGGCGCCCGACACCTACGAAATGTCGCAGCCGGGATCGTATCTCAATTTCGATTCGGCCGATCCTCCCATTGATTCTGATGCGATCACGGGAACGCCGTGGGGCGAGCAGATCAACGGCATTCAGTGGATGCGGCCGATGCCGGGAGGGCTTGTTACGTTTACGGGCGGTACGACGTGGCAAGTGTCTGGAACGTCCGGGGCTGGCTCGCCCATAACTCCCTCGCAACAGAACGCGCAAGCGCAGGAAGGCATTGGTTCCTCGCCGACGCTCGCGCCGATCCGAATCCGAAACAATCTGCTCTACGTCGATTCGCTCAATGGGTTCGTGAACGAGATCAATTATAATTTCTATTTCAACATCTATACCGGGCAGGACATTACGCTTTTGTCGAGTCATCTGTTCCAGGACACGACTTTGGGGCAGTGGGCGCTTTCATTCAGTCCTTATCGGTTGATCTGGGTGGTCAGGAACGACGGCAAGATGCTGTCTCTGACTTACATCGCCGAGCAGGAAATGCGCGGTTGGGCGCGGCACGATACGCTCGGGTTGTTTGCGTCTGTCGCGGTCGCTTCGGAACCTCCGGTCAATGCGGCTTATTTCATCGTCAAGCGGTATGTCTCTGGCAAAGGCCAGTGGGTTTACATGCAAGAGCGCATGGACAATCGGTTGTGGCAGAATGTGGAGCAGTCGTATTGCCTCGATAGTGCGCTTTCCCTTCCACAACCTGCGCCGAATGCGAATCTCGTGGCGTCTGCCGCAAAAGGTCCGGGTGGGGTGAAGCTTGGGGCCGTGATTCTTGGTGGCAATAGTTATTCGGCGACGCCGGCCGGGCAGATCGTCGATGACGCGGGAACCGGCTCGGGTGCCGTGGTGACGGCGTTCACCGTTGTTGGGGGCGTGATAACCGGCCTAACGATCACGCCCGGCATCAATTACCAGAAGCCGCGAATCATCGTCACGGACGCGACGGGATCTGGTGCGGATATCTCCTTGGTGGTCGATAATACCGTGATGTTTACGGCGGATGGCGCCGTGTTCTCAGTGGCCAACAACGGGGCTGTGCTGCGCACGGGTGGGGGTATCGGAACCAGCGTCTTATACGTCTCCCCGACCCAGATAACCGCACAGGTGGCGCCGCAAGCGGCGATTGCGACCACGTTGCCGAACGATCCGAACAATATGCCGGCGCCGGCTGTGGCTGGGTCTTGGACTCTCACTCAGCCGATTACGACGGTTCTTGGGCTTGAGCATTTGGAAGGGATGACGGTCAATGCGCTGTGCGACGGAACGCCGGTCGTGGGGCTTTTGGTGGTCAATGGGTCGGTGACTTTGCCAAATCCGGCGAGCCAGGTGCTTATCGGACTTCCTTTCATCGCACAGGCACAGTCGATGCACGCCGACATGCCGGGTGAATTGATCCAGGGCAAGCGCAAGCGGATTCAAGGGGTGGCCGTGAGGCTCGCGAATTCTCGCGGCATCAAGCTCGGGCAGGATCAGCCTATCGCTGCTCAACAGCCGAATCAGATCGAGATTCCGTGGGATCAGGCGCCGAATCTGATGACGCAACTCACGGAACCGAACGCGCTTGCGGGCGCGGGGAATGCCGTGCAGTTGTTCTCAGGTGACAAATACGTGGTGATCGCGGGGGATTATTCGACAACGGATGGTCAGCCGTCGCCGGGCATGGTAGCGGTGGAGCAAGACCTTCCATTGCCTTGTGAAATACTGGCGTTCATTCCCGAACTGGAAGTGGGCGATACTGGCGATTCTCATGCTTAACATGAACGGCTATGCTCATACGAAAGTACCGCTGCATCTTGAGCCTGTGCAGCGTGGCTACACTATCGAGCCAACCGAGGTCGGTCATATCTACCAATTAGCGGAGACTTTGCGCGAGCAAGACCGATTGGAGATTCTGAATCTCGGTTTTGGGGTCAAGAAAGCACTTTGGCGGGCCTATCGTAATTCGATCATGTGTAAGACGGCATTGGTGGCTGACAAGGTTGCGGCGATTTGGGGCTTGGGAATCGGTTTGCGTGCGGGTGTTAGTCCTTTGTCCGATCTTGGAGTCCCGTGGTTGCATACATCGGTTGCTATCGAGTCTGTGCCTTTCTCTTTTGTCCGAGTAGCCAAGGTAGAGTTGGCAGCTATGTTGAAGCTAAGACCACGACTTGAATCGTTCGTGGCTGCTGACTATGCGCAGGCAATTAAATTTCTTCGGATTTTGGGCTTTGCTGTGGAAAAACCGGAAGTGGTTGGGCTTGGTGGTGCGCTGTACTGTAGGTTTCACATGGGCTTTGACGCTTAAAGGATTAAAATGGGTGCGGTGCTCGCTCCGTTAATGTTGGTTGGAGGATTGGCTGGCGCTGGCCTCAGCGCCGCTGGTTCCTACGGCTCCATGGAGGCATCATCGAGGAATGCGGCCTATCAAGCACAAGTCGCGGCGAATAATGCCACCATCGCCATGAAGAACGCCGCAATGGATACGCAGTCGGGGGAGATTGCGGCGGGAAATCAGGGCTTAAAGACGCGTGCTGCGGTCGGTAAGACGCTGGCGCAGCAAGGGGCTTCGGGAATCGATGTCAATACCGGCTCAGCGCCCAAGGTGCGTGCGGCCGAAAGCGAACTCGGGATGATGGATGCGTTGACGATACGCTCCAATGCGGCGAAGAAGGCTTACGCGGATACGGTTGCGGCTACAGGGGATACGGCGGAATCGCAGTTGCTTACATCGGAATCGCAACAAGCATCGGCTGCGGCGCCGGTTTCTGCGCTCGGGACGTTCCTTAGTGGGGCGTCGAGTGCGGGTGGAAGCTACGCGAAGTATCTACAAACGTCGTGATGACAATGGGTCACGATTCTTCCTTCTTGGGATAGGCACCGGATTCGGTCAACATGGCGCCGCAGATTCTTAACGTGGAATTTCCTGAAATAAATCCCTCGGGTGCCCCGTCCGACGATTACGAGCGCATTCCGTCGTCGCCTAATATGTTCGGTGCATTTGGCGCGGAGGCTGCAAAGCAGACAGGCGAAGGATTGGTCAAGGCGGCGGACACTGGCCTTTCCTATCTGACCCAACAGAACGAATACAACAATCAGATTCACGCCAGCGAATTGCATTCGTGGTTTTCCGATCAAGCAGGCGATCTGGTCTCCAAGCACTCCGAGTTGCAGGGCCGTGCAGCGCTCGATGATCTTCCTAACCTGAAAACAAAAATTGCCGACCTGCAAACGCAGGCTGAATCGCAGGCCGGGAACCTCCCGACAAAGGCTCTTGTCGCCGGCAATACGCGCCGGACGATGGATTGGCTTATCGGGGCCGCTACGCACCATGCCGACGCCCAGCATACCGCATGGGCCACAAAGACGGCGGCGGATAATATTGTCTCGGCGTCGAATATCGGCGGCCTCGCGATTCAGACGGGGGACTTCAACAAGCTCGATCAACAATTCGATATTATTGGCAAGGAGGCTCACAACTATTTCGATCCGATGGGCTATGACGCGCAGACGTTGGATGTCGAAGTCTCCAAGTACCGAGGGAATGCGGTCAAGAATTGGGTTGAAACGGCGGCCACAAATCAGAATGACCCCGATGCTCTCACTCATGCAGTACAGATTTATCAGAAATACGCATCCGACATCGATCCGGCAAGCCGGCTTACGATTTCCAGGGAATTGAATACGAAAGTGTTTAATCGCACGGTCGATAGGCTGTCGAATTATTATATAAGTGGTTCAGTCGCAGGACTCAATCCAAGTTTTGTTGCCGGGCTCAAACAATCCGAAGGCTATAAGGACAAACCATATTGGGATGTCAATCATTGGAGCGTCGGCTACGGCACGCCAGCTTCTGGGCCAGATGAAAAAGCCGACAGATTCACTCTTGAGGGCAGGTTTGAAGATAAAGTGACTGAGGCGGCAAGCGTTGTCGATTTGGTCAATCCACATCTTGATCCAGGAACCCGCGCGGCCCTCACATCGCTGACGTTCAATACTGGACAAAAGTGGGTGAATTCCGGGCTGGGCGACGCCATCCGTAATGGCGATCTAATGAAAGCGCAGGAGCTTTTCCGGCAATATAATCAGGTCGGCGGTAAGTTCGATCAGTCCATAGCCGACAGGCGCAATCGCGAAGCGGAATGGTTCGGGCGCCAGGATGCGCAGGGCGTACCTAAGCCCGATCCCGCTGCGCTGATTCAACGAGTGCGAACCGATCCGGCTTTCGAAAATAGACCGGAACTGCAAAAGGCGGTGGAGCAGAATATTCTGTCCAAGACCGCGATGCAGGAGCGCGCCGACGTACTACAGGCCAAGCAACAAAAGGAAACATCCGACGCGACCGAATGGGAAGTGTTCAAGAATATCCATTCCGACAAGCCATCGGTCACGATGGACATGATCGATAAACTTCCGCTCACGGTCGAAGCAAAGAAACGGATGGTCGAACAGTTAGATAAAGTCACGGGATCGAATGAGAAGGCGGAAAAAACTTACGGTGCAGGTTTTTACGATATGTACCGTCGTATTCATCTGCCCGAAGGCGATCCCGATAGAGTGACTGACGGCGGGCAACTCTATGGGCACGTTGGGCCGCAGGGCGATTTGACTGTCGCGGGTGTCGATAAGCTTGTTACCGAAATCCAAGCAAGAAAATCCCCCGAAGGCGTTGCCGAATCCGAAATGAAAGCGCAGTTTTTGAAGAACGCGCGGGCACAGATCACAGGAACGGATGAGGGTCTGCACATCAAAGACCCGAAAGGCGATGAACTTTATTTGAAGTTTCTGGCGCAAGTGCTGCCGATGTACGATGCCGCGCGCAAAGAGGGGAAATCCGCGCCGACATTGTTCAATCCCGATAGTCCCGATTATCTCGGCAAAGCCATTGCGGGATTCCGCCGGCCAATGGATCAGTGGTATGCCGACACGATTCACGATCAGGCATCGCCCTCAACTTTCGACGTAACCAAAGTCAAATCGCTTGACGATTTAGTTACGGCGTATCGCGCCGGGAACGTCGATAAGGCGACCGCCGATGCTACCGCGATTGCGCATGGTTGGGCAATGCGCAAGCCTTCTCCCATGCCGATGCCGACCGTTCCGATGAGTCAGTGATGCAGGACGTTCCAGCACAACAGCCCACGGCCGCGCCTGTCCCGCAGGACGTGGATACTTTGTTCCCGGAGAAGGGTGGGGCGCAGGATGTTGATTCGCTGTTTCCATCTTCTATCGAGGCGGATAGGAAAGCGAAGGCCGCTGGTATCTCTCATTCGCCGATCAACGATTTGATCTTCGGCGACAAGACGGTGAACCCGGTTGCGCGGATATTGGATTCGTTCGAGCAGGGATTTGAACAGGGGTGGGGTACGGACCGGTTGGGATTGTCCGATGAAAGTACCGAGTACCTGAAAAAGATTGGTATTTTCAATGATTATCAGAAGGGCCAAGCGAGTCTCGTAAAGACCGCAAATGAAGTTCTGTTGCGGCCTGCGGCGGTTGTACTTGACGCGGTAATCCGACGTGGCTTGCCAGCGATGTTCCGGGGCGGTCAGGCGGTTGTGCAACAAGTCGGCGAGGAAGTCGGGGCGCCAAATCTTGCTCGCGAAATAGCGGCGCTCCCGGAAGCATTTCCAACGGGACTGCATGGGCCAGTGAGCGGAATGCCGATACCCGGCCTTGGGCTTGGCGAAAGCATCAGAAACACTCCCGGATTGGTCGAGGCCGCGCGCAACATGAGAGTCATCGGTGCTGGCGAGCGTGGATGGGCCGGCACTGGACCTGTCGAAGCACCTAAGACTGAGCCGGTTAAGATTGAGACCGTGCCGCAGCCCGTCAGCGGAAAACCTGAGCAGCCATCGCCAATGACGCCGCCGCCTCCGGTCACGGCGATTGAGCCGGAAATCATTACACCGGATATTCATACGGCAGCACGCCAGGCCGCACCCGATGTTTTTGCGCGCTACGACACGTTGAAGCAGCAGCAAGACGGTTTGCAAAAATGGCTCGCCGAGCGCGAGGCACAAGGCCAGTCCGAGCCGGGAGTGAAGGCTTATCTAGACGGCGTAAATAAGGAACTTGACGAACTCTCGCCACAGGTCAAGGCGGCCTATCAGCAAGCGGCGGAAACTACGAACGCCGCAACAGTGCTGCCGCCCGTGTCGCAATCGTGGGGCATGTTTCCGCCGCCGGAAGTGACGGGGGCGCCAGCGAAGATCGACGCGACGCATACGGTTCTCTCGGGCGCAAACTCGACGGTGGATGGCACAGTCGTTGTTGATCGCAGTATCCCGGAATTCTCGCCGACGCTCAAAACGAGTGTTGGCGAGTCGGCTCCGCTACATGAGTTTCTTGCGGAGCATGAGACTACCGAAGCGGCGTTGATGAAAGACGGAATGCCCTACGATCAGGCGCATATCCGCGCGACGGCCGCCGAGCGTGCGAAAGTCGAAGCGGCCGGCGTGGATTGGACTGCCTACACGCATGAGATTGACGGCTATCTCAACCATGTAGAACACGAGCCAAACACCAATCCACCGACCGAGCCTTTGCATATCGATCCGCAAACGGCGATTGGGCACCACAAGTCGGAGAACAAGGAGGGAATTGCTGCCGCGCCCGCTACACATCCAATCGAGGCGCAGCGGGATTTCATCGTCAACGATGTAAAGCGCCAGTTGATCGCGGCGGGGCGACCGGAAGCGGAAGCGCAGGCGGCCGGACAGCTTGTCGCTGCACGGTACGAGGCGCGAGCCGCAAGGCTTGGCGGGGCGCGTGGCAGCGCGGAGGAACTTTACAAGGCCGAGGGCGCGCAGATACGTGGGCCGAGCGGGACAGCGGCGCCAGCGCCCACAGGAGCGCCGGCAATCGCCCCGATGCCAGCGGCAGAGGCAATCCCAGAGGACGAACTTACAACCATCCATATAGGCCATAGAGCGCCACGCGGCCCGCGCGCCGTGCCGCAAGAACGCTGGTCGCTCTTACAATTCATCGCCGATAGGGGTGGCATCAAAGCCGACGACAAGAACATCGGCGACGTGAGAACGATCTTCGGCAAGGACCAGAAGTGGATTCCTGGATTTGGACCGCTGATTCGCAAAGATGGCATGGAGATAGACCGCGCCCGCGAGGCGGCGGTCGAAGCGGGTTATATCCAGGATCACGGCCAAAGCGGTGTGAGTTCCGGGGAGGCCACGTCCAACATCGACACGCTCTTGCAGGCGATGGACCGCGAGGAACGCGGCAACAAGGTTTATCGCCAAGGTATCGAACCTACGGAAGCCAGCGAGCGTGTCCCCGACGCCGCCGAATTGGAACAGCACAGAGCCATCCAGGCGGAACTCGATACCCGCATAGCGGATTATCTCAAAGAAGTTGGGATCAAACCCAACGAAATCGAACCATCTATCTTCGCACGAATGCGCGAATTGATGGACAGACAAAGACTGGAACCCGACATCGCTCATGAAAGAGCGGTAATGGAGGCAGACGATCATGCCGTCGAAACCGAAAACGCTCCCGAACGCACCGAGTATATCCCCGGATGGGATGTACCTGATGACACCGGAGCAGCACAGGAAGCGCGCGGCGCAACTGCGCAAGGCGAAGAAAGACCATCTGGCGCTGGCCCACGAACAGATCGCGACGGCGATAGAGAAAAGGCTTGGACGGAGTTCTACCAGCGGAAACGCGAACGCGACTTGATCGCGGAGCGCGAGGTAGAAGGGCAGCAACAGATTCCGGGCGCGGAGAAAATCACAGACGCCGAACTCGCGCAGCGCAGAGCAAACGAACCGCTCAAGCGGACGGCCGAACAGAAGCCGATGGATGTTGGTTTGTTCGGTGATGAAAAGGATCAGCAAGAGTTATTCCAGCAAGCACGCGGCGGCATCGTCCTCAACCCCAACGCCGTCCCCGGCCACGACTACATCGGCATGGAGAACGTCCGCCCGCTAATGAGACTGACCGTAGAGGCCAACGCCTCGACGTTTTTTCACGAATCCGGCCATCATTGGCTTGCGGAACTTGTCCGGGATGCCGCCCACGAAGCCGCCCCCGCAGACCTCAAGGCTGACGCAAAGACGGTCATGGATTGGCTCGGACTGAAAGGGCCACAGGACTTAGCCCTGGGTTCGGATGCCTCACGGGCGGCCAAGATCAAGGCAACCAAGGCCCACGAGAAGTTTGCCAGGGGATTCGAGCAATATCTAAGAGAAGGCGTCGCGCCCTCTCCGCAGCTTGCCGGGGTATTCGCCAAGGTAAAGCAATGGATGCTCAATATCTATCAGACAATCAAAGGCTTAGGTGCTCCGATCAATGACGATATTCGGGCCGTTTTCGATCGGATGCTTGCGGAAGAACCTCAACGTACCGTGATCGCGCCTGAGATTGTCAAACGGCCTGATTTGCAGGATATTCATGAGTCGGACGCCGTTCTGACCGAGCCACACGAAGCGGAACGGGCAGCAGACCGCATTCAAAGTGAGGATGCCCGTGCACGAGCCGAACTCCCCAAGGATATAGCGGATGAGCATCGAGGAAGTGCAGAGAAAATTGGAACTAGCCCAAGCGAACCAATCCCATTGGGAGAAGATCGCGGCCGACCCGACACTATCGGTCCGGGCGGCGCTGGCAGCGCGCAACTCGGCACGGAGCCACCGGGCGGCGGCCACATTGTACCGCAAGGCGCTGGGCTACGAACACTTGAAGGCGGCGCAGGCACAATAGAGCCACTGCCGATTGGTCCTCACGTTCCGCTGGATGCTTTACCGGCGGCGAAGATGGATAAGGTCGGCAATATCCGGCTGGAAAATCTCGATAGTCCCGCCGCCGTCAACGATGCAATCCGAACGCTCTACCACGAAAACAGCGCGCAACTGGACGCCGCCACCCGAGGCGTCATGTCCGATCAATCCATCATGGATTTGGCGGACGCAATGGGCGTCGATCCGCGAATCGTCGCAAATAACATGGACCGTCTGCGGCAGATGTCCGTGGAGGATGGAGTCCCGTTGGCTGCGCGTATCTGGTTGATGCGCGACACGTTCACAAAGCTCGCCGCCGAAGTCAGCCGGACCATGCAAGGCACGGATGAAGTCGCCTACGCGGAAGCGCGGCAGCGATTTTTGATGGCACACGAAACGCTGTCCGGCATCACGGCGGAAATGGGCCGTGGGCTTCGCGCATTTAGGACTATGAAGGGAGCGACACAGAGCGCGGAAGAGCTTGCGGCGGTTTTGAAGGATGCGACCGGCAAGACGTTGTTTCAGTTGCAGCAGGAAATGACGTTGGGGCGCGCCGCGAATACTCCCGCTCAAATCGCGCGCATGGTGCAACAGGCGCAATTGTCGTGGTGGCAGAGAGTAAGATCGGGGGTTATCTCCTACGTCATCAACAATCTGATTTCCGGGCCGATCACTCACTTGGGATATTCCATTGGTAACGAGGTTTTGCAGTTATGGAAGGCCGTTCCTGAGACTGCGGCATCGGCGGCCGTCGGCGCAATCCGCGAACGCTTTGGAACTGCCGAACCGGGCGAGCGCGTGTATTTCGGCGAAATCGGAGCGCGTCTCTACGGCATGATGTATGGTGCAAGGGATGGAATTATGCCGTCCTACAGCGCACTTAAAACCGGCGTGTCAGTGATGAAGGGCGACGCTTCTGGGGTTGATCTTTTTAACTCAGAAATCGCTTACCGGCCGCAACAGATTCCCGGCAGGGTCGGTTACGTGTTGGAAACGCCATCGCGCCTTGTGGCGGCGATTCATACGATGCACTACGCCATGAACTACGAGGCGGAAATCTCCGCAATGGCGTTCCGCGATGCGATGAAGGAGGGATTTGATCTAGGCAGTGCGGAATTCAACCAGCATATGGCGGAATTCCGGTCCAATCCTCCCGCGAACGCGATGCAAGAGGCGCACGACAATGCACTCGAAATGGTGCTGATGAAGCGTCCGACGTTCGGTTCGGCGCAATATCACTTGCAGAAAGCCGTCAACGGAAATCTTTTCGCCAAGCTCGTAATGCCGTTCCTGCAAATAGGAACGAACATTCTTCGGGAGGGTTATGTCGAGCGCACTCCGTTTGGTGCGCTGGTCTCTCAGGACATCCGAGATAATCTGTACGGCAAAAACGGCGAGGTTGCGCGGCAGACGCAAATGGGCAAGATCGCGCTCGGAACCGGACTCGCTACAACGGTTATCGGACTGACGGCGCAAGGCATTCTGACCGATGGAGGGCCGTCCGATCCGAAACAGCGCGAAGTCTTGGAAATGACGGGATGGAAGCCGTACAGCATCAAGGTCGGCAGCGAGTACATTCCCTATCGAAAATATATGAGCGCGCTCGGGCCTCTGGTCGCAGGCGTGTCGGATATGTATGCGGTCGGGCATCATCTGAGTGAGGAAGGCTTGACCAAAGGTGCCGCCGCCGCGCTGTTCGGATTTGCCGAAGTGGTTGCCGATGAAACATGGATGCGAGGACTTGCGGACTTTATCGACGCGGCGCGGCATTGGGACCGTGACGGGGGAAAATTCTTGCGGAATTTCTCGATGAACTTTATTCCGTTCTCTGTCGGGCTTCGACAAGTCGCCTCCATGACCGATCCCGTATGGCGCAGCGTGCGCTCGGAAATGGACGCCTTGCGCGCTCATATTCCCGGCATGAGCCAAACGCTTCATCCCATTCGCGACATATGGGGCGAACCAATGCGCGGCGGCACGATGATGTCTTGGTCGCCGGCCGTGAACGATCCGGCAACAATCGCGCTACAGAAAGCCGAATACTACCCTGCGCGGCTTCCGAGAAAGATTCGCGGCGTCGAATTGACCGATCAGCAGTACGATGACTTCACGCGAATCGCAGGCCGTGACGCCAAGATGCGTGTCAATGCCATGATATCGAATCCTGGCTTTAATCTCATCCCGCAGCAGCACCGCCAAGAAATGTTGCGCGACGTTTTTGCGGGGAAAAGTAGTTCAAAAGAGATGGCGGAAACCGTCATTATGATGCACTCTGCCGGTACGCCTAACGATATAATGAAGCAGGCGAACGATGCTAAGGAGGCTATCATGCAGAAAAGAACCGCCCCCTGATGGCTGAAATTCGCCCGCCGATCACGCCAAGGAACGCGCCAGCCAAGACGCGACCGAGAGTGCGCCCGCTGCGGAAAGTAAAGGCGCCGTTTCTGCCGACCGAAAAACATCCCCACGGTTGGCTTGCTCATCATCGGATGAAGGCTGAGACTGGAAAGACCGAATGAAAAAAGCCGCCGGCCTCCTGCTCGCATTCCTCGGCCTTCTCATTTTAGGTGAGATCGTCGATCTGGCGTGGCTGGGTTATGTTCGCGCCACGGTGACGAGCGCGCAATCGTCCGTGGTGATCGGCGGCAACGGCTCTGTCACGAATTTCACATTCCCGTTTATTGGCGTCGCCTCCAACGACATTACGGTGATGTACACGGACGCGAACGGCAATCAAACGACGCTCACGCCGAACACACAATACACGCTCACTCTCACTGCACCATTACCCGGAGCAATCTGGGGCCTCGGCGGCTCGGTCACATATCCCCTCGTTGGGTCTCCCATCGCGTCGGGGACCACGATTACCATCGCGCGGACGCTGCCCTATCTGCAAACCGTAAGCTCGAATCAGGGGCAGGCTTTCCCAACCGCGGTCGAAGCGGCGCTTGATCTACTGGCGATGCAGATTCAACAGGTCGATGCGTTGTTTGGGCGTGGGATTGCGATCCCGGTTTCCGATAGCTGCGGCAATCTTGCGGCTTTGCCGGCGGCGGCACAACGAGCGAATCAGGTATTAGGCTTCGATGCGACTGGCTGCATCCCGGTCGCGGTTTCATCTTTGCCGGCAGGTACGGTTTCCTCGGCGATGCAGCCCGTGGTTAACGCGCCTACGATTGTGGCGGCGCGAGCAGGCCTTGGGCTAGGAAGCGCCGCGACGGAAAACGTCGGCTCTTATGGACTCGCTGACGATGGAGCAGGAAATTTAAGGCAGACTTTTATAACAGTTTCGGATTCAGGCTCCCAAAGCGTCACGTCGGCATTTCAACTCAATCAAAGAATCTGCTCCGGGCCGATCACCTATACCTTGCCGCGAGCAAATACATTGTGGAATGGATTTGGGTTCTGGATTTACTCCATTTCAGGAATCTGCACGATCACGCCAAATGCTGCGGATAACTTTCCGGGCGTAGCTTCCGGTACGGCAATTACGATTGCCGCAGGCTCGTGGGCCTGGATCAGCACCAACGCGGCATCGACGGGAACGTGGTGGCTCGATGCTCATGGACCGTCGAATGGAAGTCTCGCAGCGGTTGCGAGCGGTAATGCTTTGACGATCACATATTCGGGTGGACCGCTGCGATTCCGCGACAACACGCTGGCGAACGGCGATTCATTGTGGGCCATCCCGACAGGGGCGCTCGGCATCACTATCCCGCAAGGAGCAACGCTTGGAACATCAAGCAGCAATGTGCCATTTCGTATCTGGATATTTGCGGCGTACAATAGCGGCACGCCTATCCTGGGGGTAGCAACTTGTTCCTCTGCGACGCAGATTTATCCGTGCAAGGTATGGATGACACAGCGCAAGACCGGAACGGCAATTACCGCAGGAGCGACAAGCCCTGGAACGCTCTACACATCTGCGGCGGATTCAAACGATAGCATTATCATCTTAGGTTATGCCGATTATGCGTCCGGGCTCGGAACGGCAGGAACATATGCCACTGCGCCCACCACGTTGCAATCTTTTGTGGTCGGAGTTCCGGGTCCGGGAGAGGTCGTACAGACTATCGCGCCAGCGCCAATCACAACCACAACGTCATGCCAGACAACACAAACCCAAACGACAATTACCGCCGCGATTAGTCTGCAAGGTCCCAACCTCGTAAGACTTCACGCGGGTGTTGCGGGTGTGATTGGTTCTGGACACAATATTTCGTTACGCTTTTCAAGGGGCGCTGGCCCCACGCTGTTCGGTGCGGCTCCTTTGCTCTCTATAGCATCTGGGGCTTTTACCTTTTTTACGTTTTTTGAAGCCATGGATGCGCCGCCGAGTGGTGGCACGCTCACGTACTATGTCTATTGCGCATCGGATGTAAACTCGGCGGCGACGGCAGGCGGCTCAAATGGCAGTTCGCTTATAATTGAAGAAATCATGGGAATGCTTGAACCCACAAACGACAATGAACTTTCTCTAACGAAAGTCGGATGACGATGCCCGAACCCTTGATCCAGCAAAACCAGATTATCCCGATTGCTAGTCCGGTTTTTACGTCGGTCGCTCTGACCGGGGCGAACAGTCCGAGTGTCATCGGTCCGAACGCACAGCGACGCGGGATCACGTTTGCAAATCCCTCCGCGACACAGACGATATATATTGCGCCTGCGGGCAGTCCGATTGCCGTGGGGCAAGGTATTCCGCTCTTTCCGGGAGCAACATATTCGGTGATGGCGCAGGGTAACTTTCAGATCAATTGCGGATGGCAGGCTATCGCAAGCGGCGCGTGCAATCTCAGCATTCTGGAATTTGTCTGATGAAGAAGATTCTGCTAGTCTTGGCATTTCTGTTTGCTGCGGCAGTCCCGGCGGCAGCGCAGGGATGTGGTCCGCAGAATCCGAATTGCATTGTACCGACTGCGCCGCCAGGGACGAGCGATAATCGCGCGGCTTCTACGGCGTTCGTGGAGAATGCCGTAACGGCGGCGCCGATAACCTCAGCGCAACTTGATGCCATCTGTTCTACCAATAACGAGTTTTTGATTCGCGTTACAGGCACTTGGCAGTGCGGCACATTCAGCGGTCAATTCAGCGTTGGCAGCACGCTCAGTATTGCAAGCTTGGCGTGGAGTCTGATCACCGGCACGCCTACAACGCTCGCAGGCTACGGCATCACGAATGCCCGCCCCCAACTTTCAAATGCGCTGACCATCTATGTCAACGGGAATAGCACGTCAGCGACATGCCAACCCAGTAGTGCAACGCCGGCAACTTGTGCTGCCGGGAACGATAGCAACAATTGCCTGACGCCAGCGACGGCGTGCTTGACTCTGGCGCGGGGCCTCATCGCGGCTCGAAGCGTCGACGAGGCGGGATTTCAAATCACCATCGTCCTTGCCTATACGACGGCGGGGAGCGCTGGCGCACTGAATTATGGCGGCACGTTTGCTCTTGGCCCGGCCATCGGAGCGCAAGGCCCCGGCGGCAATGCATTGTTCATTACAGGCGATCTTAATTCGCCCGCATCCGTCAGCATAACGGCGCCGAATACTGGGCTGCTCGATGGCATCTACGCCAGCGACGGATTCGTAGGACGCTTGTCATACGTTCAACTTGATAATCAAAGCGCCGCGTCGGACGGCCTTCGCGTCGGGCAGATGGCCATTGTTGACCTTCTTGGTGTGACGTGCGGAGCGTCCTGGACGGGCACTGCGGGCTCCTGCCTTTACTTGGAGAAGGGCGGCGTTATGAACGGCGCCGGCTCCCCGATGCTGACCTTGGCCGGATGTGGTGCATTTGCTCTGCAAATGACGGGCGGCATTTTCAACGCCGCCGACATATCCAATCCCGGCACGCCCAGGACCATAGCCATTCCGTCAGCTATTGCGTGTGGTGTTTCAACCGTTGTGGCGACGGGCAATTCGGAACTTCTCGGCTTTACCAACAATACCTTCACGGGCTCTGGTGTTGCAGGAACGACGGGCACGCGCGCCATTCTCGCGGGCGCGGCCTATGTGAATTATTCCGGCGCAAGCTCCGTCAACTCGATCTTTCCCGGCAATGTCAATGCAACAATTCAGGACGCGGCGACAACAAATCACGCGGGCGACACGCGAACTGTGCCACTTCCGGTAGCGAGCGGTGGCACCGGCGTCTCGACTACTCCCGGTATTCAAGCCATCGCCGCTGGGGAGTTCATCAATTTTATAGCTAGCGGCGTCAACTTCAACTCAGCAAACACCGACACGGCTATCCCTATAACACTGCCGACTGGCTATACCCGTTATATTGTTTTCCAGGTACAGATAAGCGGCGCCAGTGCGTCAATCAGCACGGCGACCTTTGGTGTTTTCTCAGCAGCGGGCGGGACCGGTACGGCTTGGGTTGCGAGCGGCACGGCCATTTCCGTGGTAAGTGCTAGTGATGCAACCACGAATAATTATCAGTCAACGAATGCGTCAGCAGGTTCAGCGAGTTTTTTGGTCGCTAATACGCCTAACATTTACTTCCGGGTCGTGGGAGCACAGGGATCACCGGCGACCGCCAACGTAATCATTAGTGTAAAGCCGTCGCCGTAGCAACAGCGCTGATTGTGACGCCACGACGACTCAGGCATGGTGAGGGCATGGGTGATCCCATTCTCGCTGCGGTCTTTCTGGCGCTTGTCGTGAGTGCCGCTATAATTATCACAAGGAATGCGATGCGATGACCGATGCAACAACTGCCCTGGCCGATCCGCACTTCGCTGCCTGTTGGCCCTTTACTTTAATCCAGGAACGCCCGCTGCCGAACGATTGGAGCAACCGGCGAAATTTCTCCAATGACGCGCACGATCCCGGCGGCGAAACGATGTGCGGCATCATTCAACGGGAATATGATCAGTACCGCAAAAGCAAAGGACTACCGCTGCAAGACGTGAGCAAGATCAGCCGCGATGAAGGCGCCGACATCTACTACAATTCATATTGGTTGCCGGAATGCGCGAAGCTACCGCCGGGTCTCGATTTGCAGTTTTTCGATGAAGCTGTGAACGCCGGGCCCGGCGCGGCCACGCTGATCCTACAACGCGCGCTCGGTATCACGGCCGATCGGATGTGGGGATCGATCTGAAACCGATGCCGCAGTTAAGGGCATCACAAACATCGCTGGCACTATCAACGCCTTCACCAATAATCGCGAGGCGTACTATCGCGGGCTGCGCGTCTTCCAATACTTCGGCAAAGATTTGATTAGGCGCTCGGCCGCCCCAAGCATTTGAATTTATTGTCGTCGGGATAAATCCAAAATAACCCGCCAGTATTCCAAAACAAAAGATGGAAAACACCAATGTGAGTGAGGTTGACTGAGGATTGGATTGGAGTCAGGGTCGCTCCCATCAAAGAATCAGGACAACGCCATGATCCTTTCCGTCGAAGAAATCTGGGTCGGCTTCATGGAAGGTGTCGAAGGCGTCTGTGTCGTGGTAAATAAGGGCACCCAAACGGAAACCATCCTGTCAATTCAGATGTGGACGGCGCTCAACGCTGGGTTGGAATTGACGCGGAGAGGGGCTATTCTGATTTCCGATAGTTGCTCGACGGTGCCGAAAGTGACGCCGCAGGAAATTCGGAGAATGGATTCGTGAGCAGAAATTTTGGTCACGCGAGGGCAACGCGAACTGAAAGACCGGACTCGGTCAACGATCCGCTTGAGGGGAAGTTAACGCCGTTTCAGCGTTTTATTTTGCTTGTCGGATGTGCGGCGAGTTTGGTCCTGAGTGTGTCGGTTGCTCATGGTTATTATCTTTGGTTTTTGAAGCCATGACCAATATCCCCGCGCTCAAAGCTGCCAACGCGGCGCGATGGAAGGCGATGCACACAATAGCGTCGCTTGGCCCGACGTTGGACGCTGTAGCTCATCGACTTATCGCTCCAACCGCCAAGGCTCAGTATCAGGTTGTCAGCGCGACAACGCATGTGCCGTGGTTCGTGATTGCCGTCATCCATGAACGGGAAGCCTCGCAAAGCTGGCTTGCTGGGCTGGCACAAGGCGATCCCTGGAATAGAGTCTCAATTCATGTGCCGCGCGGCATCGGGCCGTTTGCATCGTGGGAAGACGCGGCAGTCTATGCCCTCGAAAAAGCCCCGCCGTTCGCAGCGCGCTGGACCGATTGGACAATCGGTGGACTGCTCACACTTTTGGAGGAATACAATGGTCTGGGGTACGCCGCTCGCGGCGTGCCATCCCCATACGTTTGGGCCAGTACCGATCAATACCATTCGGGCAAATATATAGCCGATGGTCACTATGACCCGAATGCTATCGATCATCAACTTGGGTGTGCGGCGCTTTTGAGCCGGATGGCGCTTGCGGATAATTCAATCGTTTTCGACATAGGAGCATCGGTATGACCCAAGACGAATTTTTCTCAACTCTACGCAGCGGTTCAGTGTTCATAGCGGGCGCTGCGACGGTTATGGGCCTCAACGCCATATCGGCGACTGACCTTCAAACCGATTTTGACCACATGATAAACGGGGCTAAGGAGTTTTGGCTTGGCGCCGGTCCTCTTGTCGGGCTTGCAATCGCGTGGTGGGGGAAGAACAAGGCCAGTCTTACCTCTCAGAAAGCATCGGTTGCGGCGAGCGGTGCTCTTGTCGTGCAGCCTAGCTCGCCATCAGCAACAGTTGCGATTGCAAACGCGATTGCGGCCATTCCGCAGATTGACAAGGTAGTTGCCACGGCGCCAGTGGCACAAGCGACGCCGAGCAATAAAGTGGTGGCATCATGAACCCAGAGCTTATCGCCGAACTCGCCGCGAAGAACAGCGCGGACCTCGAAGCCATCATCGCTAAGATCGGGATTGCAACGCTGTTGGCGCTGGCACCGAACTTCATGAATATCGTCAAGACGGTGCAGGCGCATCAGCCGACCAAATAGAGTTTTTGTGTCACGAGAGGCTAACGCGAACTGAGAGACCGGACTCGGTCAACCAACCATCAGGAGAGAAATAGAATGGCTTATCAGAACGAAACGAAAAGTACCGCAATTGAAATGCCGTCGCTTGTGGGCGATGGAGAGAGACTCAATGGGCGCTTAAACGATATGGCGATGCGTGTTGCGAAAATCGCCGATACTTTGCACGGCACCGCGCCGCGGGATGCGTCAGCAAAGCCCGGTGCGCCCGTTGCCAGTTCCGTTCGGCGCAATGTAGATACTGCTTTCGAAATCGTGGCGGATATCGAAACTGAATTACAGCGCATCGAAAGTCGCCTCTAAGGCGCCCCGTTGACCGAGTCCGGTCTCTCAGTTCGCGTTAGCCTCGCGTGACACAAAGCAGACTCAATCTAAAACTGTGATGTTGTAATTTAGTCACGACTTTATCTGCTAGGCGTATGGCGTAACTTCAACATTGGAGAGACTCATGCGCAAACTGTTTCTGGGGACTGTGGCGCTTATTGCGCTTTCTGTTCCTGCATATGCGGCAGATATGGCTCTGAAGGCCACTCCCCCGCCTGCCCCTGCCGGTTCCGGCTGGTTCGTCGGTATTCTCACTGAGGCCGATGTCGCTCAATCGAATGTCAGCGGTACGAACGTCTTTGCTACAAGCCTCGCCAGCGGCAATCTGACGGCCACTGGTGGCTCTGTCGGCGGTCGCGTTGGCTTTATCGGCGGCGGCCAACTCGGTTGGTACAGAGGGCTCCTGACCGGCGCTTGGGCCAATATCTCCGGTAACAACAGCGTTGGCGCGACGGCAACCACAAGTGCCGCAAGCGCGGCCATCGCCAGCCGATGGAGCTCGACCCAGGAATTCGATATTGGCGTCGAGTGGTTGCAACGCATCACTGCGGCTCTGCCGACGTTGGGCAACATCAATCTGTTCCCGGCCATCACACCGATCACCCCGACCGTTCCTGTTGGGGCACCAAAGCAATACATCGGCGTTGGCCTCAAGGAAGCCGGGATCAGTGGGTCATTCGGTGCGGCGTCGGGTACGCAAGTCGGCATCTATCCGATAGTCACTGGTGGCTTCATCTGGCCCACGCTCGGCGCCAATGGTTTGCCCAATGGGGGCGCCATCGATGCCTCTGCCGGTGTCGCGTTTCCCGTGAAAGGTTTCACGATGAATAACGCCTTCGCCACCAACGGTGCTCCGCTCACGTTCGGCGCCGGTGCAAATCTCGGAACGCAGTATTGGACGCGGCTGAGCTACGATTTTGCCGTGAGTAAGTAACCCGTGCGTGCGTAACCCTCCCAATTGTGACTTGATGGGGCGCAAATGCCCCATACTTTCGTCCTAGGCCCAAGACTTTCGTACCAGTACGTCAGAATGAATAGCGCGTGGAACCGAAGGACCATAGTATGATTTGCCATGTGGGAGGCCGCTTCGTTGACTGCCGCCGTCTTTATGGAGGAATGGCTTAACATGCCGCGCCGTCCGCTCCCGCGAAATGGAAGGGGTGCACTGACCCCCGCGACGCAAATCTCATTGACGGTCGTCCAGTTCATTGCCGTTCTCGCCATCGTCAGTCTAGCAGTCGGAGGTTATTGGTGGTTGGAATCGAACGTCACGACCGCGGCCGCCAAAGTCGATACGTTTAGCGCCAAGTTGGATCAGGCGGTCAAAGCCAATACGGATCAGTTCAAGGACCAGGATAACAAGCGCGAGCAATTGGGCAAGGATTTTCTCGCCAGTCAACAGCAGATCGTCGCAAAAGTTTCAGAACTCAATACCGCCGTCACAGTGCAGCAGCACGACACAAAGACGATTGCCGATACGCTATCAAAGATCAGCGACCAATTGAGCGCGGTGTCCGTCAGTCCAGCAGGGAAGCCGTGTGTTGGCCGGTGTTAGATGGCTGACGGCAAGGGCGATATTCAACTTTCGTGGGTGACTATCGTTGGGGCCGCTACCGTCGTGGGGCTAATGGCTGCCGCCGGCTGGACGATCTTTCAGAATGAATTTGCCAACGTCAAGGAAACTGCCGCCGAAGATCGCAGGCAATCGGCACTTTATTACAACACCAATCGGGACGATTTGATCCGCCGAGAGACGGAAATCAAAGCGACCTTCAATCTCTATCTGACAAAGGACGAGCACAGAGCGTTTCTGGACGGCGTGACCAGGGATATGGCCACCTTAAAAGACCGGGTGGATACGATCCAGCGCATTCAAGAATCGCGGTCCTCCAAATTGGCGCGCGATCCGGTCGAGCAAAAAACCATCGATGCGATCAATCAGGCGATCGATAAGCGGATTGATTTGATCCAAACACAAATTACCGACATCAATCGGCAGATCGCGGCGGCACTGATCATCATCGACAATAATAATTTAGGACCGAGGAAGAATCCGCCTGGGCTTCCTCCATAAAGTAAGAGCGCCGTTCCGCTCTAGAAACGACGCCCCTTCGTGACAGTTCTTCCAAAAAGTACGGGTCGCTATGTGATGAGTGATCCTACATGCAGGTATTCTCCGCACAAGGTTTAGTTGCGGGGTGAGTGTGGTCTGGTATCCACAGGTTGTCAACACTTTGTGGAAGGAAGAAAAGATGCTGACTCATTCCTGATCATGGGGTGCGGAGACGGCACGGAAATTCACACGACCGTTTGTGGTGCCCAAGGAAGGATTCGAACCCACGACCAACGGTTTACAAAACCGCTGCTCTACCGCTGAGCTACTCGGGCGTTCCACAAAATGGTCGGAGAACTACGATTCGAACGTAGAACCCTCTGCTCCCAAAGCAGATGCTCTACCAGGTTGAGCTATTCTCCGAAACTCATTCAACTCCTATTTGGTCGGGGCTAACTGGATTTGAACCAGCGACCTTCGGCTCTGCAAGCCGACGCTCTACCGGACTGAGCTAAGCCCCTATCTCGTTTAGTCCCACCGATCGATGCGATAGGTAGTCCATGAAGCGCCCGCAAGCGTGCGCAGTAAACAATCCGCCGCGCCCTTACGAATGTCGTAGCCGCACGCACTAGCTTGATCTTGGCCGGCCATTGGCGCGGAGCGCGAATAGGCTTCGATCACCGCGCGTGCGCCGTGAATGTCATCCCGCAGACATTCCGGAAAAAGCGCGTTGCCCTGGCCGGTGCGGATATCCGCGGCACCGTCGATGATCAGAATCACGCCGTCGCTAAGAAACGGCATCGGTCGCGTGCCCCATAGATTCGGGAATGGCGTTATGGCGTTCACCTTGGCCCATGTGCCGGCCGTCAAACGCCATTGGCTTGCTTCGCTGCCGTTGTTATAGCAGTACCAAGCAACCGGATTGCGCTCATCCTCGCGATCCCATTTGAGAATAGGAGGCGCGTCGGAGTGAGCGGCCGTGGTCATGGCGATAAAACGCCCGCGGTATGGGACGTGGATTTCGAGTTGCTGGATATCCGGCAGGATGATCCGCATAAACTTGTCCCATGTCATCGTGATAGACGGCATATCGACTGGGCGCACAGTCCCGGCGTCGTCTTTTGGCTTGATATGGCCGAACACGCCGCCAGCCTTCATTGCTTCGCGGCGCGCGGGTGGAAGCCATGTTGCGCGGATATCATCCAAGCACGCGAAGCGGCGTTCCAGTGATGGGGCGATGCCAAGCTTGGCGACCAATTCTTCGGCCGCACGGATATTGGCCGCAGCCGGCGCGGCCTGTGGCCGCTGGTAAGCCAGAGGGTGCATCTTTGCATCAAACCGCGCCTTGATTTCTGCGAACGGGAGACCCGCTACAATGTCATCCAAGAGGGGGCCGATAACCGAGGCCTTCGGATGGCAATAACCTTCGGGCGCCGTGGCGATGGCAAGCCACAGGATATTCTCGCCGAGTTTTCCTTTCGGGCGGTCATGAAGAGTGCGAAGCCATTTGACCGGGCCGATGAACTTTTCGCTGCGCGCCAGCGTGGCCGCCTGCAACAGCCGCAATGCTTCATCGAGCATTGCGGGCTTGAATTCAGTCAGGGCGGTAGCGACGGTGCGGAAGTTTTCTTTCGCCGCCGCCATGGCTTGGCCAGCGGACAGCGCTCGTTCGCGGTAGACCATCGCCGCTGGCGGTTGAACGGAAATGTGCGACCAATCTCCCGTGACTGGATTGCCCCACGTTGTTTGTTTGGTCAGAAAGATCGAAGTCACGCGAGCCTTTTTCACGCGCGCGTACATCGCCGCGAAAGCCGTGCGGTAAAATTCGGGAACGCCGTCAGGATTCCACATGGCCGGAGTCGTTGTGCCGTCGTCGGCAATCATGACCAGCAATCCGTAAGTCTCGATAAATCGACGGCAGCACGAACAATTGTGAACCTGCCGTTCGCTCGGCAATGAATCCAGATAGAGCGTGTTAAGATTTTCCGCGTTGGTCTGAAACAACTTGGCGCCGCTCGCGGCGATGGCCGTAAAGGAATGCCGGACACCAAGCAAAAGCGCGCTGTAGTCGTGTTCATGAGTGGGGCGCGTGGCGCGGGCTCGCGGCGCGGCCGAAATCGCCGCCTTGCGGCGGCTGCGGTTGGGGTGATTGATCATTTTCGGGCTCGCCCCTGAAATCCCCGAGGCGCAGGCAACCCCTCGTATGAATCAACTTTTACGGCCTGTCAACTGCTAAAATCGCCGGTTGAACGCGACATCCAATCCGCTCACGTCCATCAAGAATGACCCAGCACTTAACCTTGCCTACCTTCTTTCCTTCGTCTATCGTCCCCAACTCAACAGGAGGGCTAACACAATGAGCGAAGATAACCGCGATGAGGCTGTCCAATTGGCCGGCGCGCTACAGGTCAAGGTGGACGATATCTTTGCGCGTAATGACCAGCTTGAGGCGGAAAATGATTCTCTCAGGGTTGGCTTTGAAGCCGTGTCAGCCGAAAATACCGCACTGCGTTCCGCGCTCGATAAGCGCACCCGCCAACGTGACGCCGCCGCCCGCGAAGCGGATTTGCTCAAGGTTCAAATCCAAAAAATCTATTCGACCGCGGCCGAGACAATGCGGGCCATTCGACCGGAGCGCGGTGATCGATTGCCGCCGGCTGAGACTGCGGGAAACTTGGCGTTCCTCAAGAGGTCAGTCGCTAGCGGCTAACTTGTCTACTGTCGGGGGACTCGCCACTCTCGGCCGCATACGTCGCATGTCCAACTATATTTCAAATGAAGATGCTGGCGCCAGTGAAATAGCAGACACCAAAAATCTCCGAAGGTTTTTGGCGAATAGAGTTTCATTCCGACATACTCTTGTTTAGCCGTCCCAATATTGTCCGACGTGCCTTTCGAGTTGCCGTCACCAAGCGCCGCGCTTTGAAGTGTATCACGCCGTGCTTGTTTATGTGAAAGACAAACTCATGGACGAGTCCGCAATCGCAGCAACGTATTTTGTGGCGGCGTGCGGCCGGAATCCATTTGGTCCAGCCGGAACCGTTGACTTCGTGCTTGCAAAAATATCCCCGCGCCATGCTGATCTCTTGTTACTCGGCAGGTGCTCGCCAGCGCCAAGCACCATCGTCAAATTCATAGTATCCGTCTTGCACGGTTGGCTTAGCGTTGGGCATGTAATCTGGCGCGGTAGGATCGGGAATTGGATCGCGTAAGAGCGGCACCGTAACCATCGTCCGATAATGGGATAGCTGTCTGCCAGCCCATGGTCCGCCGTCGCACCATCCTTCGACTTTGAATCTCATGACTTGCCTGCTTGTTGGCCATCAGCCGCTACTTTGACCTGGCACTTCGGTTTCTTCCGGTCGCCGTCAAATGTAGACGCCCCGCAGTGACCGCAATGCCATATCCATCGCTTCGGATGTCCGGCCGCGCCAAGACATTTGATCTGACACTCGAAGTCAGGAGCGATGAAGTCTGTTAGAGCAAGGGTCATGCTAATCGCTTATCTGTCGGCGCTTACGTGCATGAAGCCCACCCGAAATTCATCCGCCCCGCAGCTACAGCGGCCGCCTTTATGCCAAGAACAATCCGAATCGTGCTCTGAAAGTGCGGCTCTAAGATTATTCAATTGCTCGCGGGCTGTAAGGGGGCGGCCGCGCACTTTATTTCCGGCCGCAATTGCTTCGTTCAATCGACGGCGCATATCCGCCGAACTCGTGATACTCATTTGTTTTCCCCTACTGTCTGCTCATCGGCGCCCGCGCGAATTACGCGCACGGTTTCAGCTAGTATATTTTGTTCATTCGGATGCCCCATCCAACGGCTACCGATGATGTCGGCAAGCCGGTCAGGATTAAGTGCCTCCCTCAACTCCGCGATCGTCCTCGCATCGGATTCGATCTTGTCGGCCATGCATAGCGGGCACATCCCATCAGCGTGGGCGGCCACATCTATCTCGGCGGCATGATGCAAACACAGTCTCGCGTGACTCATGGTTTTGCCTGCTTGTCAGGGACTAGTCGGCCGTTGGCCGTCGTCGCGGCAATTGCGTAAAGCCGGATCATTTGGTTTCACTCCATTCGCTATCGCCATCTCTCGATAGGTCAAGAACATCGGGAAGGGCGATGAGACATCGAACGCTTGCCGCGCCATCCGGCAAGAGAGATTGTGGGAAGATGACTGCAAGAGGAAGCCTGCGCAGGCAAACTCCCCACCTTCCAGCGATTTGTGGCAGGCAAAAATGCTGCGTGCCATATCCTCAGCGCATGGCGCTAGGATGCGGAACCGCTCGGCGGTGAAGCGACCTGGCGCAACGTCAGTGCGCCACGGGCACTCGTTGCATGGTGTCTTTATGTATTTCACGGCTGCTCAGTCTTTCCGACTATCTCGGCGCATGTGCGGGCGCGTTCAATCCAGCAAGGGAACCCTGTTTCCTTTTCAAGCTCAGCAAGCAATATCTCGCCGATCCAGAACAGATCGCCGCGCGTGTTATCGATGATTGCCTGGCGCAATCTGCCGAGCGCATTCACGTTGTCGTTTGCCTGCTCTGTCATCGTATATGCCCGAATGCGATGAGCGCCTTAACCTGTTTGGGTGACAGAAGCACTCGGTCTTTGACCGTATCGCCATCGAACTGAGTGATGCCGAGATATTTGTTCTCGGTGAGATCGAAGCGGACTTCACAATTATAGTTGCCTTTGTCGCCAGCAATTTTGTCGCTGTATTTGGTCTCTGTTGGAGCACCCATAGAGGCTTCTTGCTGTTGGGGGTTTAATGCACGACTGCGATAACTTCGACCATTTGGCGATCAAGATTATAGGTGACATCGCTCACGCGCCACGACTTCTGCCCAAACACAATGGTTTCGCCGACGCGCGGGACCTGCATTCTTTCGTAGTTCCGAAATATGTCCGGCTCGCCGCGCTGGTGAAAAAGGAACTGAACCTCTAGATTCTCGGCCATCGGGTTCTCCAAAGCAATGTGATGTTAAGCCGTTCCTTGCGGCGCGATATGATCGAGCATTTCAGGCGGTAAGATACCGTCGCGGTTCTTTTGCTCGGCTTCCGTCGCGAGATTTCGTAGCTCCGGCGCGATCCATTCAAGGCCGGTGGTTTTGCCTAAATATGCTGGGGACTTGTGATGCTTGTCGTAGATGTCTGCCAGTCCACGCGCCTCCTTTGGCCCAACGTGAAGCATCGAGGTATGGATCATCATCATTACGCGCCAGCCTTTAGTCTCGATCCACGTTAATCCAACGGTCAGCGTCGCGCCTTCGGGCGCCGACATGGCAGCATCACCAAACTTCCGAAACGCCTTGTTCGGATTCATGGAGTGACTACTGATTAGCCGGTCGCGGTGCGTTTGGTCTGCATGTACCATCGCATCCGGTCGTGCTTTCGTTCCTGCGCCGCCACTTCGATTTGCGGATTATATAAGTCCAGGTCTCTCACCATCGTCAGAAGATAGCGCAGGTCGCCAATCTCGTTGGCGAGGATTTCAGTATTAGGTCTGCCGTCAGGTTCCGGTCTATTCTCTTTTCCAAATCGCAGGAGCTTGCTCGCGGCTTGCGTTACCTCCGCACATTCCTCCATGAGGACGGTGAGGACTTCGCGTTCGTAGTCCGTGAGCGGCGTGCCGTTAGGCTGATACTGTGCCATGTTTGCTCCTGGCGACTAGGGACGGGTCAGTCGGCAACTGCGCGAGCGTAGAAGTCTTTGGAAAATTCGACGGTGATGTCGAACGTGGTGATCATGCCGCCGGCATCTTTGACTAGACAGCGTTCCGATCCTCTGCCGTCGCGCAAGAGTTCACCGCCAGAGCCATCGTCCAGCTTCTCAGCGTACTTGGATGCCGCAAATTCTGCGCAATAGGCCATGACCTCGATCCATTCGTCGTCGCCGTCATAGCCAATCATCCGACAGTGAAAGGGAACTTGGGCCATAGTGGTCTCCTAGCGGTTCTTCGGCGGTTAGTGCCTATTTCTCAGTTTCCATTGCAACGCGGACAGATTTCAACGCATACCCATGAGCAGACGTGTTCCAATTCAGTGTTGCACGCTGGGCATCTGGCCGCCCCGTTCGTCAAATTCGGTGTAGCGTCCCCACGCGGCTTCCGCCCGAAGATTGACGAGATAGCCAAGGTCAAGTTCTTTCCTTGATAGTTTAAGTGCATCGTCAATCTCCCGAATGAAGCGAGCAACGTGATTGTCCGAATTGTCGCCGCCCCAAACATCCATCACCACCATCACAGTTCATTCTCCCGACATACGTCCTGTTATTAGCCGAAGTCGATACCATTCTTTTCTCGCACGCGCTCGACCAATACGGTCGCTAAGTCGAAACCGTGCAAATTTGCGAAACGAATTGCCGCAGTTGCCAAGTCCGCAGTGGCGGCCGCTATCGCCGCCTTATCTGTGTTGTTCGGCGGCCTGCCCGAATGATCGAGCATTTCGTAAACGGCAGCGATTTTCCCTAGTGACTTTGCGGCGTGTAGAACGCAATGGCTCCCTAGAATATGGGGCACCGCCGTTTCCGACGCCTGCACAATCTGCGGGCTATAGGGAACAGTCCACGGCTGATTTGCCTGTGCCTGCCGAAACGTCAGTTTTAGTGGATCGGTCATTTTCCCTCTCAAAGTTGGACGTTAACCCCGTGTATGTGCCCGATTTCACGCGGCGGCTTTTTCTTCGGCGTCAATCTCTTTCGCGTGCTCTAGGAGAGCGTCCGCCATCGCCTTCGTAAGCGGAGACAGATTGACTTGCGCTACCCGGCGCGTTCCGTCGTGTTCGACCAGGAAGGTCATGACGGATTGAAAGATGCCGAACTTGCGACCTTTGCCACCATTCAGGTCGGCAACATGCTCACGTAGGAACATGCGTCCTTGGGTTTTCCAGTCGTATAGTTCGACTTCGACTTCAAGTTTGATTTTCACGACGGTTGCTCCTTATGATCCCGGACTACCTGGGACAACATCTTGCGGGCTTGGCGGGCAGCGTGGCGACCTTCCGCGCAAGATCGGCACATGCCAAAAACTTTCGTTCGGTCGAGCGGCTTGCCGCAATCGCAGCAAGTATCGCCGTGACCGCAGTTCATGCAGGCCCCTCTCAAAAGGAAGGGTCGCTCACAGCAGTCGCTCATGGTCGGCACCTTTGATCGTGGCGGCGGATCAGCCTTAGGCAAATCAAACACAGGTGGCCGCGCTGGCCGGTGCAGTGTTTCGGGATCACGAAGTCCTTGCCTTCCACCTTGCCAACGGCTCGGAGCTTCTTGGCCTGTTTCTTACTGACATAGGGGCGTGGGTCCATTTGGGCACTAACGACGCATTAGCCGAGTGAGATTGCGCGCGAACGCAACCACTTCTCGTCAGGCCGCCATTGTTCCTCGCGGTTCATTCCAGTTCCGACTATGCGGCTAGTCCATCCCCACTTTTTGAGAATGTCCGGCATGTCGAAAAGTGGCTCAACAATAATTGGCGTCAAGCCGTGATAAGCGATCTCTCCAATGAGCCGCCGCAGCGCGCCTTTACCGCGCTCTTTGGCTTTGATGGCCACGATACGTACCTCGCGGCCTTTCACCGAGACTACGACATCATCAGGCCAGTCATATTTTGAGAACCACGGAACGTCGCCTGGGCATACCGGCATGAAGCCAGCCGCGCGCTCATCTTCTTTCATGGCCGCGACAGGGCCAATGCGCACTAACCGTTCCATCACTTCGTTTAAGTCCATCACGCCACCTTCTCGCTGCTCTTTTCCATCCGCGCTATTTCAGCGGCTAAAATATTTTCTGCCAAAGCCACACAGCGCTTTTTTGTCCGGCACCACGAAATGCCATGAGATGAGTTCAAATTTTTGTGGTCCGACAAGCGCAAGGCAGACAATCCAAAGCCGGCATCGCTCGCATGGTAAATATAGAACCGAATGCCAGCAACCTCGGCCTGATATTCACTTTTATGATATTCACTTTTATCGCGACCGGGGAGCCACTTGATTTTGTTTTCTGTGCTCATGCCACTTTGCTCTTTTCCATCCGCATCCGCTGCACGGTATGGGTGTTCTCCCGATTATCTAAACTGCCTCACCTAAGATTTCTCGACTGAGCGCACCAAACTTTTCGGCATCACCAACCACCTGTCCTCTGAGGGCAACAATCCACCATCGCTCGCCTTGCCACTTCGGCGGGATAAGGGTTGCGTGAAGTGTGCCAGCGGAGCAAAGATTGAGCGGTCCCGATGCGGTATGAATAACTCCGGGATATGCGGGCGGAATCTTGCCACCGCCGTTGGCCGGGAGTGCTTGTTTGTTTGATCGCCAGAACGCGATGGTGGCGCCTTCCTTCCGAAGCGCCGCAAGGCGCTTCTGCAAAGTGTCTGGCCAGGTGGATGCGAAAGCATCCACCGTTGCCAGCCAATATTCTTTAGAGCCATCGCCATAGCCATAGCCATCGCCATAGCCATAGCCATCGCCATCGCCATCGCCATCGCCATCGCCATAGCCATCGCCATAGCCATAGCCATAGCCATAGCCATCGCCATCGCCATAGCCATAGCCATAGCCATCGCCATCGCCATAGCCATCGCCATCGCCATCGCCATCGCCATAGCCATAGCCATCGCCATAGCCATAGCCATAGCCATCGCCATCGCCATCGCCATAGCCATAGCCATCGCCATCGCCATCGCCATAGCCATAGCCATAGCCATCGCCATAGCCATCGCCATCGCCAAGCCACGCTGGCAGGCTTCCGGCGGTCAAGGATGCTACTTGCGCCATGGGGCACTCTCCCAAGCCGCGATGGCTTCCGGCGTACAGTCGGCCACGCCAGTTACGTTGCGAGCGTCGAAAAGAGTAGCGGCGGGGCCAATCCGGCAATTCGCATTCGGTCCTGTCGCGGCAAGATCAAGGAATCCCTTGAGGCTGCGCCATTGAATGCAATTCCGCGCGTTCCTAAGAACGATGTTCGGGCCACTGGTATCGGTCGCGTAGCCGAAGAAAACGCCACGATTGCCGGTAGTGACAAGCACAGCGCGTTCGGTCTTTTTTCGGTTCGGGTGGTTTACCACGTTCGTCTCTCCTGCCCCTGTGACCCGAGGCGCGGTTGGCAGCATGTGCAGCCGCATTCATCAAGATTGCCCAATATGTTGCTTGTACCCCGCCATAAACGCCTCATGGTCCGCAGCCGACCTAAACTTCATGCCTTCCAGCCATTGCCAAGCGCGATAGGCGAGGACTTGCAGTTCTCCGGGCCATTGCGGGCAGGCGGCATCGGCCCATTTCCGAAATGACGGGGCGTCGGTTGGGATTTTGTCGGCGGGGAGGATGGTCACGGCAGGCTCCCGCCGGGGATATGGTTGGCCTGACCGTCCCGCGCTTGTCGCCGACGAATATATTCTTCTAGCGTTGGCAGTGGACCGCAGTACATAGAATAATCGCGCTGGTAGTCTTCTCGATAACGGGCAAGATCGCCTGCGGTAACGTGAACGGCCGGTTCTTCGATAATTTTGATTGTCATCGCTCAACTCCATAGCGCCGCGTGCAATATTCGAGCTTGTAGAAACCCGATATTGGGTCGCTGCGGTAGGTGGACATGAGGGTGCGGAGGTTCATGACGCTTCCCGTTCCTGTTGCAACGCGCGTTCGACGTAGTAGAGAATTTGGCCGTTGATGCTCCGATGATCGCGGGCCGCAGACTGTTCAAGCCGTCGCTTCTGCGCTGGCGTCATATAGATATGAGCCTCGACACTACGCTCGACATCCTTGCGCGGCTTGCTGCTCATCGTCGCACGTCCTGGCCGTTGACGGTCTCGATATTGGACAGCGCCACCATGATCGTTGTGGCTTCGAGCCCAGCGAGGCGATTGCACCATACCGGGACATGGGTGGTCATAGGCTCCCCGTTGATAAAGCCATCCCAAAGACTCGGGGGTGTGCCCTTGTAATGAATGCCGGTAATCTCAGTTCCGCTCGGCCGGAAGCCTATCCGGTCGCCTTGTTTCAGTTTCACGGCTATCTCCCATCTGCCTTAATAATCCAAACATATCCTATGATGGGATGGTTGTCAAGTGCCCTGTGGATAAGGCTTTCCCGACATAACCTCAGTTAGTCGCTAGGTGTTGCCTGCCCTGTTCGCATAGCGACGCCTTCCTCTTTGGTGACGGTCGGAAGCGTGTCGAGCGCGTCAATTTCAGGTGGCTCTGGTGCGGCGGCAAGCATAGCCTTGTAAATCGTGTATGGATTGAAGCCGCCAATCCGCTTGAACTCAGCTTTGCCAGCCTCGAACATTTCGTAGGGCAGGGAGCCGATGCCATCCGGTACCAGCTTCCATCCCTTCGGAACTTCAAATTTTGCCATGTCTAACGGTCCCAAAGTTTTTCTTTTAGTTCCAAAAACCACATGATCGGCGCGACCACCACAACACAGATCATGATACCCAGAACGGCTAGCGTTGCCGCCGCTATCCAGAGCGGCCCGCTAATCGGCAGCGTTACAAAAAACACGCGCCTCCAAAACAGCGGCCACGCCGTAGGCATCGACCAATGCGGCTTGTCCGCTCGCTCAGCCATTGTTGCCATTTCGATCCCCATGCTAAGCAGAAGTTAGCATCCGTTTGCGAGTTGGTGTTCTGTCTTGCGATAGATCGCAAAGAGGCGGATCCGTTTCTGCGGGCCGTTCATCACACCGATGATGCCAAGCAGTTTCACGGGCAGTTTTCGCTTGCCGCCCGTCGGCGGGATAAACTCGTGCAGCAGCCCGATTTTGCCGCCGGTCTTCGTCACCCGCGCCATTTCGGCGATGATCTTGGTAGCCGAGATATAGGGCAGGCCGTACCGCTCCGAATCCTTTGGCGAGTAGGGAGGATCCGCGAACGAGGCGTCGAACGTCCCCTCAGCAAACGGCAGCGTGGATCCGAGAGACACCACGGAAGGCTTCCCAGCGGGGTTGCCGTCAACGGTGGTGATGCCCTCCTCGGGAGCTATCGTACCGCTGAACCAATGAAGCATCGAACCCCAGGGCCGCAGGACTTGCTTGGCGCGCGGCCAAAATGATTGCGGGAAGGCGCCATAATATTTCGCGGTCGGACGCCCGCAAAACCACGTGCCGTGGATGTAGCCGTTTTCCAAAACCGTGTAGGGCGGAAGATCCGTCATTGCGTCCATGTTTTTCCCGGCTGTTCTGTCATTAACCGGCTTGTCTTCGAGCGGACGGCGACATAAATTTTCCCGCCGCCCAAATCGAAATAGAAATAATTACTGCGCCGAGAAGCAAAAAATCACCCACGCTTGAACCTCCCCAAAAACGGTCGCAGAGATATGGGAGTGCGTTATCTGACGTTAGAGGAATGTACTCACTTCTAAACGGAGTACCATCGTCAATTGCTGGCATGAAGCCACCGTTGAAAATAGTGGCAAGAGCATTGCAGGTGCACCCAGGAGTAAATAGCCATCCCCGCACGACCGTAAAGTTGAACAAGATCATTGCTAGCCAAAAAATACAGCAAGTGAATAATCCAGGATATGCCCTCCAAATGAAGGCCATCGGAATCCCTACCAAAAGGCACAGCAAACTCATTCCCGATTTCATTTTTTGCTCCTGTTAATTCCGTATCAACTGCCAAACCCGAAAGACATTGGAGAGCAGGCCCATCGGATTTGCTGTTTTTCTTTGACTTCCGGTTCGTCTTTTGGGCATGGATAATTTTTATTACCTTCAATCGCGCAGCCAAATTGGCGTGCTGATTTTTTATCTTCTTCGGCACGAGAGGCAACACAGACCCTACCTATATTCATACATTCGATTGAACGGGGTCCTGTGACTTTGCAGCGGTAGTTTTCGACTTCTATTGAACTTCCTGTGGGTGAGATAGGCCCAAGTGGCGGCTCTACCCACGATTTCCAATCCTCGGCGGCGGCCGGCGTTGCCAGTAAAAATAAAATAGCAATCAATTTCAAGTTCATAATGTCACCTATTAACTTGTTGACTGTGCCCGTTTGCGCGGCTTGCGAAGTTTTTTCGTTTGCGTACGCCACAGTTCGTCTTTCTCGCCCTTCCAGTAGCCGCCGCCTAAGTGCGGCGCCTCGTCTGGCGTGACCCAGCCTGAGGGACGATCAACGGCAGCAACGCCGGGCTTGCGCCATTGCTTTTCCGCTAATGTCTTTATCTGTTCTGGCTGCATCTGGCGGTTAACCTGTCGTTATCGCCTATACCAACATTCCCGCGCGTGCGGCGAAGATAACGTCTCTCATCTTAACCAAATCCCCGCGCGCTGCATAGAGTCGTTCGGCGAGCAAAAGCGGATTTACACCGACCATAGACCAGAACGCGCGCTCACCTATTCTGTGTTGCTCTCGGTGGCAGTCGCGGCAGAGTGGAACGGCCCATTTATCGTGTGGCTTCTTGCTCATGCCGCCGTGTTTGTTGTGCGCGCCAGACTGCATTCGCACATGCGCGGCTTCGCTAGGTTCGTCGTTGCAGCCTAGACACGGCAGCATTCTGATTTGTGCCAGATAAACCGGATCGGAATCGCCGACGACTTTCAGCTTGATCCGCTGCGCTATGGCGAAGGCGCGTTTGAGTAGGGCGCCGGGTTGCGCGGGTGGGGTAAGGCGTTGGGGTTGGGTGGGCTTCATGGCTGTTCAAGATTCTGTGTCACGAGAGTTTGTTAGTTTGCGCTACCGGATTCGGTCATCATTGCGCTTACCGGACGTTTCTTCGCATAGTTGACGCTCGGCTCCGGACAACGGCCAAGTTCTTTCAGCTTGCGGAAAAGTTCCAGTGCAGACCGCGCGTCGCCGCCGGCAGAATGGGCGCCGTGCTGTTCGATCTTGAAATGCGCCATTGCCTCGGAAAGTTTCGGAAACTTGTAGCCCTTCCCATTCGCTTTCGGAATTTTGCAGATATCGGTGAGCGGGCGCATGACACAGATATTGGGCGTGCGCTCGAAACTATCATCCATGCCGGCGCGGCGAAGTTCTCCGCGCATCACTTTCAAATCGAACTGGGAGTTGAAGGCGACAACGATTAAACCGCGATCAACCGCGTCAGTGTACGCTTGCAGAACGTGCGCGACCGGCAATCCCTTCTCCATCAAAAACTCTTGCGGCAAGTGATTGATCGCGGCGACCTCTGGCGGCATCGTCCATCTGTCCGGATGCACCAGCAAATCAACGATGCTTTCCTCTTGTAGATTTTCATCCACAAAAATCATCGCCAGGTGTGCGAGGCGCGGCTGGCCTTCGGCATCGGCGGGCAGCGCGAAATTAAAGAGGCCGCTCGTTTCCGTATCCAGAACTACGTACATGGTCTATGCCTTCTCCGGTATCGGATGGTTGAGCACAAGATCGTCAATTGCAGCCTGTTCGGTCGGACCATATCCGGTCGGTCCTTCCGGATCGTCGTAGTGCGCCAGCCAATCGAACTGCCGCGACGGGATTGGCGGGAATATATTATTGGTTACGATCTTACGCATCGTCTTGGCCAAAGGTTTCCTGCCACACCTTGCGCAAAACCTCGACGCGGGCTTTCAGTTCGTTGCCCTCGCATTCACAGCGCCCGGTTTCGATGAAAGCGTTGAGCAGCGAGCAAACAAACATGCGCTCGGCATCGCGTGGTGCGGTCGGGCGGTGCTGGTAGTATTGCTGCGCCTGCGGCTTGGTCTGTGCCGGCGCTGCCGTCGTGAGCGTGGCGCCATTGCGCTGCGGTTCCCGGATTTCCACGCCCTCGGTGCGTCCTGTCGGCCGCTGCGTATAATTCACCTGCTCGGCCTGCGGAGCAACCCGCTTGACCCCGATGATATTCTTGAAGCCGTTGGGCGCCTCGGTGTACGCGACCTCATAGGTATTGTCGGCCTGGAATTCCTTGATCCGATCCGCCTTGACCGGAAAGGTGGAATTGTCGGCGCCCTTGATGAAGCCGTATTGCTTGCCCTCTTTCGGGGGGCCGACGTAGGTTACTTCGATGGTTGCGGTCTGCATGTCACAGGCTCCTTTGATACTCTGATTTGACACCATCCGGCAGTTCGCCAGTAGCTTCGCGGAAGCGCTTTGCGTCCTTAATAATCTGTTTCTTAAGATCATCCGAGCATCCCATGATGGTGATGGCTGCACAGGCATCCTCCACGGTGAAGACTTCGGTGGTCCGCATAGAGAGAGACTTGCCACCCATGACCGAGGCAATGCGAACCGGCACGTTGCGCTCGGCGGTGGCGGCGGCGCGGTCGGCTTTCTGAAAGCCTTTGAAGGCTTGGTCGGCCTCAACAATGGCGCCGCCGGCGTCCGTCAGTTCGCCTTGCTCGGCATTGTGGATGGCCTCTTGCTCGCGCGCCTCGGCTTCGCGGGCCTCGCGTTCCTGCCGCTCGGCTTTCTCGCGTAGTCTCTGTGCTTCCTTGAGCCGCGCGGCTTCGACGGCGTTGTTGAATTTGGTCAGTCGCGACTTGGCGAGTTCGTAGAGTTTTTCGAGCGGCTGACGGACCAGGCGGTAAGGCTTGTTGATCCGTTCAAGCTCAGCGTTCAGTGGGTCAACGAGAGGTTTCCTTTGGTCCTCCACCGCCTGCAAAGCAACGCGCGTGCGCTCGATCCAGGCAGCGTATTGCTTGGCACCGTCGAAGTTTTCGATGACGGGATTATTCTCGGTGAATGCCGAAAGCTCTTGCATCGCTTCCTTGGCGCTTTCGATTGGTCCGGGCGGATTGTTGCCGCCGATGGCAAGCCGGCCATTTGTTTGCTCGGCAACGCGATTGTGGTCGGTTTTGTCCAACATGCTCCTACTCCATTTCCGGCGCTTCTGCGCTGCCGTGGTAACGTTCGCCGCAGATGTTGCAAACGAACGCGCGGGCACAACATTGATAGCTGGGCGTGTCTCGGCCACATCCAAACTCTTCGCACTCCTCCACGGTCGCATCGACACGTTCAGCGTAGCCGCCGCATTTACATTTGATGGCGTCTGCGAGCCTCCAAAGGCCCCAGAAGGTATTTGGCCTATCAGTGCTCCAATTAATTTTGTCCACAACGCTCTCCAACGTCCGTATGAATTTCCGTGTCGCCAACACACCCCTGATCAGGAATGACCCAACCTAATCCGCCGCCCGACGATCCTCATAATCATAGTCAGGATCGAAGCCCTCGTATTCGTCATACTCCGCTTGCAATCCCTCGGCGCATTTCTCAAGCTCAAAGAGAGCGTATCCATCAATGGTCGATTGAAACTGTCCATCAAACAAACCGACGTTGACATTCTCGCACGAATTCGCCTTGGCTTCCTCGCCGACGATCTTCAACACGCGATCCGCAATCTTCGCCCAATGAGTAAGGAAGTCCGCCATGTCGCGGAATTGATCGGGAGAAGGAGAAACATCAAGCCTCGGAATGTACAGTCTCGCCAACGCCTGCACGGCCTCCCGATGCACGGTGGCAATCGCGTTGTGCCTCGAACCGGGCGCGCGACGTAGTGTTTCGACCAGGGCTTGCAGAGGATCGTTGCGCTTAGGCTCAGTGAAAACCTCGAACTCGCCTCGGATGATATCGTCGCTGTCGTCTTTGTGTGTCTTTGCCATTTCACTCTCCCAAAGCCCGTGTGAATTTCCGTGTCAGTGCGCCAGCCCGTGATCCAGAATGAGACAAACCCCTTGCTGATCCAACACGAACCAAACAATGATGCCGACGCTGATCGCCAACAGACCCGCCAGCGCCAAGACGATATGCTCGTATCTGCGTTCCAGTTGTTCCCTCCGAAGCTCCGCGCCTAACAGTTTAGCGTGGCTCATCATCGGGTCGGAGTGATGAGCTAAGGCGGCGGCGTTGAGGCCGGTTGTGTTGTCGCGAGAAAGGAGGGATTTAAGCATGGCTGTCTCACGAGAGGTTGGAGTGTTCTTTGCCGCCGGATGCCGGTCAACCGGCGATCTCAATGGCGCGGCGGATGGCCTGCGGTGCGAGAAAGGCGCCGTGGACCACGCTGATGCGGCCACCGACCGGATCAAGTTTGACTGCCTTCGCTTTGCGGAAAGTCGTCAGCGCCTTGAACGCTTCATCCTTGGTGCAGCCAGCGATGACCACGAGCGCGTTAGTGAAAGCCTCTTCGGCGTTGATGATGCGCTGGGCGATGGCTTTGTAAGGGTTAGGCATGGTTTAGTCCCCTGTGTTCGATAGTCATCTTATGACATGCCAGATTATGACTGTCAAGCGTTGACGAAAGATTTTTTTTCGGCTATGAGGGACCATGATCACGGCCACAGACCTAAAGCGTGCCCGTACCCGCCGGGGGGAAACCCAAGAGCAGTTTGCCGCCCATTTTGGGGTTGGGAGGACTACAATCCTCAATTGGGAGACCAAAGGTCCGCCAGCGACCGGTACGGCGCCTCACTTTATCGCTCAGGTTTTGGCCAAATTGCGCGACAAAGCGCCGCAGGAGGCCGCAGAATGAGGGTTTAGACCGCTGGGACGGGGTTGCCTAGCTTCCCCGGTATAAGGTCTCGGGCAAGACGACTACAACAGGAATTGCTTGCCCCGCGATTGTGCCGTGAATCTGCTTGCCGGGAAGCTACAGCACAAAGCCGGCGAGTGCTCGGACGTAAGCGGGCCGAAGTACAAGGCAGCGCACCGGGCATCAAGGGGGTGGAAACCCCTGCTTTACTGAGTTTGTATGACCCCGATGAGCCAACGCCCACTCGGCCAAGAATGAGACAACCCCTTGAAACCCCTAAGCCCCCGCGAACGCCTAGCCCAAGCCCTCGATACCATCGGGGATTACGCCCAACTTGCCCATAAAGCCGGGGTTACGCCACGGGATTTCCTCAATGCGCAGTCGGGGCGAATCTGCCCTACCGTACCATTTCTGAGGATTTGTGTTGCGGTGCGGCACGATCCGATGCCGGAACTGGTTCACATCATGCCGGAAAAGCCCTCAGATTTTGACTTTGGCTTTTTTTCCATGGCGTTTCAGATGAAACAGGCTATGCGGGGCGATACCGATGCCGCCGCTGCACGACATATGGGCTTCATGCCTGCGACTATTCGCCGCATAGAACGAGGCGACGCGCTGCTGATTGGAGTTATCCTAACGGTCTGTAAGTACATAGAAATGCACCCTTTTGGCTATCTTTCTGTGTCCGAGACGCCATCCCGTCCTATCGAAAAACCTAAACCGGCTCGTGTTTCACGTGAAACATTGGCGCCAATCGAACCTTCTCCGCTCCATATCCTCTTGAAAACACGCGCAAAAACGCAACGGCAAGTCGATATGCTCGGCAAAGCACTAGAACGGCTTGAGGGCAAGAAGGACTATGCGGATGTTTTCACGCGGCATCAGCGGTATTTGGCGGCGCTGGCCGAACAAACGCTGGCGATTGAGGCGGTTAGGTTGCTGGAAGGCAAGGAAGTGAAGGTTTTTGGGTCATTAGGGGCCGTGTGAGCGGCGATGATCTCGCGTTCAACCGTTGGAGCGAACAATGAATCAGGAAGAAAGAATCGAGATTGCGGCCGAGGCCATGTGGCGACATCGTGCATCGAATACCAATGAGACGGATTGGGGTCGAATGACGTGGGATTCGTTCAACGCGCTCAAACCCGACATCGCGGCAATTTATCGGGAGAATGCGACAGTCGCAGTACGCGCTCTTGATCAGGGCGCCATGGCGGTCGTGTGAATTTCCGTGCCGTCTCCGCTCCCCGTGATCAGGAATGAGTCAGCAACTAAAGAGGCGATTATCTGCCTCTTGACTGGTCTGTGTCTCATGGGGTATTTCATGCTCCGACAGGCTGACGCTTATGAGGGGTTAAGTGATCCGGTTGCCGGTGTCGTAACTCGCCATCGCTTCGCGGTCGATCATGTCTCGCGTGCAGAACAGCAAGTAGTCAGTCTCGCGGGACTTCCCGAAAGCGTCCGTGTAGCGAATTTCGCCTATGACATAGAGTGCGTGGCTTCCTCGCTGAATGCCGACAATCGTGGCCACGTTAAGAGCTTGGTTGATGCCCGTATTGACTATGAATGTGGCGTCCGGCGCCAATGGGCGCGGCGGCAACATTCGGTCTCTGCGAGGGAGGGGGCCAGTGAGCGGGAAAGTGGAAAAGCCCATTGCCGCCCAGTGCGTGAGATTTGTAGCGGGGGTTTGCCCAGAGTTTTTAATCGTGATTACGGCCTCTGGGTGGCCACCAATGGCCAAGTTAAGGAGATGAACCGAATCCACCATGACGTAAGCGCGCAATTGCCGTTCCGAATGGCGTTCGCCAGAGAGCCAGAGGAGTCGGGTGGAACGCCAGAGCGTCCAAGTGAAAATTGCGATGACCACCGCAGCGGCGGCGCTGACGTTGTCATGCGTAACGTAACCCCAACTGAAAGCCAAAAACCGCATGATCCCTTCATGGAGGGTGGCGCAGGTTTGATAGCCGGGCTGATTATTGGTGCCCTGATACTGGCTTACGACTATGCAAGCAGGCCAGCGTGATGTTTCCCAACTCAGAACCTCTGCGAACGCAATATATCCCGCCGCAAGATAGGCCAAAAACCACTTGTCGGCGCGACTTAACATCCGCCGATTGCCGTTCCGAAGATGTCGGAATTGAAGCGGTTATTATAGCGGAACTGAAATTCCGCAACGTACAGCGGCATGTATTTGGCGCTGACTTTGTGGAAACTGCCAACGATGCCGCGCTTGAAGATGCTCCAAAAGCCTTCAATCGTGTTCGTGTGGACCGCGCCGAACACGTATTGCCCGGCATGGTGGTCAACGGTCTGGTGCGGGTAGCCGCTCAGAGAGTGATAGACGTTGCTCTGGTCAGTCGCGAGCAAGCTAACCTTATTGGAGACAACCTCGCGGACGAAATCCTGTGCGCTTTCCTTTGTGACTTTAGCCAGCACGCGGGTAACGACGTTGCCCTTGCGTTCGACCGCGCCGATGATCGGAGTTTTGCTCTTGTGCCCGCCACGCTCGCCGCTGCGCTTGCCGTGCTTATTGATGGCCTTTCCGCCGATGAAAGTTTCGTCAACCTCGACAATGCCGCCAAGTTGGGTTTCCGGCTCGATCAGCGCCGCGCGGATTTTATGGGTCATGTGCAGCGCGGTTTCATAGGAACCGAAGCCCATTTGCCGCTGAATTTGCAGGGAGCTAATTCCCTTTTTGCTGCACAGCATCAAATGCACGACCTTGAACCACTGGCGAAGCGGCTTGTTCGTGTTCTCAAAAATGGTGCCCGCGATATGGGAAAATCTGTAACCCGCGCCCTTGACCGTCTCACACTGATAGCACTGCCATTTGAAGGCCATGGAGCGGACAGGGAAAACCTTGGGGTTGCCGCACCTGGGGCACACAACGCCGTTCGGCCAGCGCCGCGCTACGAGGTAAACCGCACAGGCTTCCTCGTTCGTAAAGCGCGCCTCAAACTGGCTTTCCGTCATCTGGTGGACTGGCTTAGGACGCTTGGCCATGACGGCCTCCCTGCTTATGGAGGCCAATATGGCAGATAATTCTAGACCAGTCAAGAGGCAGATAATCGCCACTAAAGACAGGTTGCAAATAGAGGACGAACAAATAACCTCCATCGTCACCAAGGCAATACGAGACTTCAATTTGCTATCGCCTTACCAAAGACGACGCGCGAGACAAATAACGAGACGATGGTTTGTTGGTGGTGGAGCTAATGCGGTAAGACCTGCGGGCGATGAAGAAGGTTTCGAAACGTCATACGATAATCTCGACTTTCAAGGAGGATGAAAAGTGGCCGAAACACTGCGTTATCTCGCAAGTCCGTACACGGCCTACAAAGGCGGGATGGAGCAAGCCTTCATCGACGTAGCAATCCTCGCCGGTCGTTTGTTTGCTATCGGCATCCCGACGTTCTCCCCAATCGCGCACGCTTTCCCTTACGTCAAATACGGCAATCTCGATCCTCTGGATTATCCGGCATGGAAGCCAGTCCAGGAACGATTGATGGATGCGTGCGACTCACTCATCGTCGCACACATGGACGGTTGGGAGAAAAGCGTGGGGATTGCATATGAAGTTTCTTACTTCGAACGCAGCAATAAACCTATCTTCGATCTTGATATCGTTGCGCTGACAATGGTGGAGCGCCACAAACATTTCGACGAACGAATGCAGCTAGGCATCAAGGATATGCCCAGCTATCGCGGCGAGTTGAAGCCGCTGGCGATGCCAGATTCGAAGGGCTAATGACATGCCGCGAGAAACCGACGCCTACGATATGTTCGCCCCACGCGAGCGCGGGCGATTCGGGGAGAATGAGGAACAGCATCGGCTAGGTCGCGGCCCGCGCTTTACTGGCGCCTCCGATCCTATCGACCTGACGGTATGGTTGATGATGGACAACCCCGACAAGAAAGCGATTGCGGTTTCCGACCCGGCGAAAAAGGGTAAGCCGCAGTGGATTTGGCTTCCCCGGTCGCAGGTTGAGTATGTCAAGGCTGAGGGCGGCGCGATTCTCTTAACTTTGCCGTACTGGCTGGCGAAGGATAAGGGGCTGATATGAACGCGCTGGCCAAATACGATGCAGCCTGCCGCGCTCTTGCTGAGGCTGTCACCGCCGATGAGGTCATGAATATTCGCCTCGAAGCGAAGGCTATCGAAGCCGTTGGGCGCGTGGCCAAGAATATCGACCTGGAAATAGCGGCGCGCACTCTGCGAATACGTGCGGAAGCGCGACTCGGTGTAATGATTCGGGAGGGAGAAGAACAGGGCATCATCGCCTCGCACGGTGGTCGCCGCAAAGGTCAAGATTCCGACTCCGAAACTTGCTCGGCTGCGACGCTCAAGGAAATGGGTATCGACCCGAAGTTGTCGGCTCAATCGCGCAAGCTGGCAGCCATCGGCCCCGATGGGGTAGACGATTTATTGCAGGCATTTGAAAAGACAAGCAAAGATAGCGGAACTTTGGCGACTTTCGTTATCACCGCCGCAACCGCCAAACGCAATGCCGAAAGCCGCCGCAACTTAGCCCAAACCCTCTCCGATGCCACAGCCCTTCAACCGACCGGCCGCAAGTTCCCCGTAATCTACGCCGACCCCGCATGGCGAAGGAAGGCAGGCATCGGCAATCGCGCCTATGAAAACCACTACACGACCGAAACGTGGGATGAAATTCTCGCCATGCCGGTGGCGAATCGCACCCTCCACGACGCTTGGTTATTCCTCTGGATACCGCGCGCCCACCTTTTGGCGCTGCACCCAACCGAAATCGATACGCCGCTGGGCCGATGCAAGGTCAAACTTCCGCTCGCCTATGCGGTCGCGCAAGCTTGGGGCTTCGATGCCTATTCGACGTGCTTTGTATGGACCAAGACCGACGAGGATTGCCCAGAAGATCACGGCCTTGGGCTAATCGTTTGGGATCAAGACGAAATTCTGTGCCTGTTCAAGCGCGGGCGCGGCCTTCCCAAGCCTGATACCGATGTCAAAGTCGGATCGAATCACCGCGAGCGCGCCGGCAAGCACTCCGCAAAACCTTTCTACTATCGCGACATGATAAACGCGATGACGGACAATCTCCCTGTCCTCGAATTGTTTGCTCGCGAAGATGAAAAAAATTGGCTACCTCCAAACTTTTATACATGGGGCAATCAATCCCTGAATACGGCGGAACGAATCACTGACGACTCAGGAACGAATCACCAACCCGAATCTGTTCATGATTCGGTTGACACTGACGCCCGCCCCCCAGCTACAGCGTCAGTGTCCGAACCCGCGTCCGCCGATCCTCAGCCCTCATCTGCCCCGGTGGACGCGGGTTCACCTTCTTTTTCTGAATCCGATCTTCCTGAGATAATCCTTCCGGGGAAGTGGGCTACGTTTGAGCATGTTGCGGGGTTTGTTGATCTGACATCAGAAGTTGCGGGGCGTGCCTCTTAGTTGTTTGTTTGGTTAGACTGGCTACCTTGGCGTGCGATTATTCTGTGAGATTCTTACGGCCATAGAGGGTGGATAAATAGGGTGGGCGCGAATAGCAAAATCGAATGGACCGTACACACTTGGAACCCGTGGATCGGGTGCACTCAGGTCAGCCCGGCGTGTGATCGCTGCTATGCCATGGTCATGATGGACCATCGTTACGGTCGCGTGACTTGGGGCGCGGGAGAAGATCGCGCTCGCACGTCGGAGCAGAACTGGAAAATGCCGCTGCGCTGGGATAAGGCCGCAGCCGCAGCCGAACGGATTGATACGGTTTTCTGTCTCTCGCTAGGAGATTTTTGGGACAACGAAATCAATCCAGGCTGGCGCCGGGAGGCGAAGGCCGTAATGCAGGCTACGCCGAATTTGCTCTATCTCATTCTCTCGAAACGCATCGGCAACGCCATCAAAATGTGCGACCCCATGGCGGCCAACAGCCCGCTTCCTGACAATGCCGCACTTGGGTCAACGATGGTTACTCAGGAAGAATGGGACCGCGACTTCCCAAAGCTCAAAGAGGCCGGTCGCGTGCTTGGCGCGCGCTTCACGTTTGCCAGCGTCGAGCCGATGTTGGAACGGATTAGACCAAAGCAATTCCCTGACTGGGTAATCGTCGGTGGCGAGAGTGGCCGCGACCCGCGCTATATGCACCCCGATTGGGCGCGCTACATGCGCGATGATTGCGCGAAGGCTGGCGTCCCATTTTTCATGAAACAGATGACCGCGAAGGTGCCGATTCCGCCCGACTTGTTGGTGCGCCAGTTTCCGCAAGACTCTATGGCCGTAAAACCCAAGCAGAACAATCGACAACCAAGGTAGCCAAGCTAACAAACAAATCTTTCATCTGATAAACGGGCCTTCGACATGCACACTCCACCACCAGATAATCCAATCGACCAAACAATCGGTTTCTTCGACCGCCAAGAATGTATCTCCATGAATCTCGCATTCTTCAAAGCCATGAAAGCCGCAGTTCAAAGTGGCGGCGAATTAAAAAGCAATTTTACTTATGGTCCCAGAGTCGATCACACTCCCTTGGTCGGAGCTTATATCGACAGACAATTGCGCCACTCCCCGATGTCGTCCAGCGCCAACGCGTGCCTCAATATGACGCTCGATACGTCGCGGCCGGCGCCGATGACCTCAGTGACGTTGGGGCCGGGAGGGCGAAGGTGACTGATCTTGTCGGGACATGCCCGAAAGACTTTTGGGAGGAATGGATTGCGGAAGGCGATGCCGCTGGTGATCCTGAGTCTGGCGAAGAATGGGGCTGGTTCACAGAACACAGCTTCAAATCCCTCGCAAAGCCCGGCGACCGCTTCTACGTCGTGGCGCACGGCAGGCTTCGCGGCTGGGCGCCTGTCACCGGAATTTGGGGGGGGCGCGATTGTGCGTAAGGGCAACGCCGTCGCGTGTACAATCGATGAGCCTATTCCGGGTTTTCGTGGATTGCGTAAGCGTTGGTGGTCGCGTGATATTGAGAAACCTTTTCCGAATTGGAAAGATCGATGAGCCACCTTCCCTACCGCCCCGAACACAACAACGACGCCAGCGCCAACACCGAGGAACTGACGAACGAGGAACTCGGCGCGTTCGTGAGGCTACAGCGGGCTTTGTGGCGGTCAGGTGGTTACCTACCCGACGATCAAAAAAAACTCGCCAGATACGCCCGCGCCGGCAGCAGATGGGGAATCATCGCGCCGGCCATCATGGGCAAGCTCAACGCCATCGGCGGCAAAGTCTCATGCCCGACGATCCTCATGACCATTTTTCTGGTCGAACAGCGCCGCGCCAAGGCCGCGAAAGCTGCCGCGCAGAGGTTTGGCAAAGCTGACCCGCCTCTGACTTCGCGTAACCCATTGGACTCGTTAGAGTCGAACATTACCCAAGCATCAACCGAGCATATGCTTGGACGCTCCAATCAAAATCAAAACAAGAATCTTGATTCTAAGACTCTTAGTGGGCGCGGCATGTCCTCAAGGAGTCAGGCAAACAACACATTCTACGAATTGAGCACGGAATTTCTGATCAAGCGCGTCGGTATCCGCGCCCTCGCAGCACGCTCGCAGGTCGCAAAGTGGCTTAGCGCGGTAGAAGGGAACGAATCGGAACTGCAAACGATTATGGATGCTGCCGGCGCCGAGAACCTCCAAGGCGCCCGACTGATAGCCGTCATCGACCAGCGCGTGGGGAACCGCAAGACCGAGCGAAAGCAAGGCCCTCCCCTTCCCTTTCCACCGAATCTTGTGGTAAACAGCGACAAATGAATCGATACGCCCCAGCCACGCCCTACACCCAAGCCGAACGCGACGCCGACCGCCGCGAGCGCACCAACGCGCTGAGAACTATCCACAACCGCCGCAAATCAACGCCAAGCGGCCAAAACTACAACATTCCCGGCGATAAAGCGTCGAAAGCCAAGTCACAGCGCATCCTCGGCGAGCGCGAAGCCTCTTGACGGAAGGGCATTGAATCGGGATGATGCCGTTGCATGGTTCTTCCTCCCGGAAAACCCTGTGTTGTTTGTTGTACAGCCCCCTGTACAGAAGCGACCGCGTGGGGCAACTTGCGCGGTCGTTTCGCCCTCACAGGACAGCATGAGTGGCGACTTAACCAAGCGAATCATGGTCCGCGTCACGGACGAACAACTCGCCTGGATCGGCGAAATGGCGGCCGATGAGGGCATGGATAACGCAACATTCGTGCGCGTGGTGCTTGATCGGTTGAGCAAGGGCAGAGCGCCGCTGATCGGGATGATGCAGCCGACGACTCAGGCGCTCAGTCTGCCAGTGGGCTTCGACCATCGGCCCGGCGCTGCTAACTATACCGAAAGCCTCGACGACGGCGCTGTGCCGCAAACCCTCGACATCCTCGCTCAACGCGCCGCCGAGGCCGAGGCCAACTTGCCGCCTCCCCAAGACGCCGAATCAGACCATCCCGAGGAATCCGCCGCCATCCCCTTGCGCCGAGTAGCGCGGGAACGATATAATCCGGGGCGACAATGAGGCAAATCGGACTCGAAACGAATCAGCGTCATGGTGCACTGCACAATCCAGCGCATGAGATTTTTGCGCGAGAGGTCGTCGAAGCTCTGCTGAGTTCCGACCCAAATGTGCGCCGTAATGCCCGGAAAGTAGGCTACGAGCGCGCCGGCTATCCAGGCAACAAGCACAACGCGCGCCGGCTGGCAAATTCTCCGGTCGTCAAGAAGCGCATCAAACATCTGTTCGAGGAAGCAATCGCCTTCCGCGACGTGCGCTTGGCAACCGTCGTCATGCGAATCGACCGAGTGGGCAAGGCTCGGCTCCCCGACTACTTCGAGCCCGTGCTTGACCAAGACGGCAACCGCACCGGCCGCTACACCCTCAAAGACATCACGGCGCTGCCGTCGGAACTGAGCGAAGCCCTGGCCTCAATTGAGTGGGACGACGAAGGGCGACCCAAGATCAAGCTGCACGACAAGAATCAGGCGAATTTCACGCTCTTGAAGAATCTCGGCGGCTTGCCGCAAGATGATGAACCCGATAAAGTTCCAGCGACGACGAACAATTACAATTTCTTCGCGGGTCTCAGTGTCGAAGATCAACGCACTCTTGCCGATGCTCTCGACGCTCTCCCCGGAGGGCCGGAAACTATTGAGCACGAAGCTGCGCGAGAACATAGCGAAGCAGGCGCCGTTCCGTAAGCTGTATTCGTTTTACCCGGACAAAGGACCGCTGAGGCGGGAGCTTTACGACCGTCACATGGCGTTCTTTTGTGCTGGCGGTCAGCACGATCCAATCGAGACTTGGTGCCCCGAGGAATGCGACGGCTCGCCGCATCGTGAGCGCCTTGCGCTGTGCGCCAATCGAATAGGCAAGAGCATGGGCATGGGCGGCTACGAACTGGCGATTCACGCAACTGGCCGCTATCCGTCGTGGTGGCCAGGTTATAGGTTCGACCATCCGATTGAAGCGTGGGCTGCAGGTAAGACCAACGAGACGACGCGCGATATTATTCAGCGTGAGGTTTTGTTTGGTCCGGTCAAATGGAACGGGCGATCAAAGACTGTCGCTGGCACCGGGTTAATACCAGCCGAAGATATTGGAGATATTACTTGGAAGCGCGGTATTCCTGATTTCATCGATACTGTGCAGGTCAAGTCGCAATTCGGTGGGTGGTCGTCAATCGGTCTCAAGAGCTACGAGCAAGGGCGCGGCGCTTTCGAGGGAACCGCAAAAGATTTGGCGTGGCTGGATGAGGAACCACCACTCGATATTTACACGGAATGCTCGATCCGCTTGATGACGCGGCGTGGCTTGGCTATGATGACATTCACGCCGTTGGAAGGTATGTCGGACGTGGTGCAGGCGTTCTTGCCTGGTGGACGTTTGCCTGGTGACGCGGAATTTTAGATGATCGAACGCTTTCTCCCACGAAAATATCACTGGGCAATAATCTGGAACGATATCGTGCGGACAACTCCGATGCCGAAAAAGCCGAACGTCCGACTTTTGGAACTGCGCGCCAAAGCATTAAAATTGAGCGGATGGCCGTTCGCGATTTTTCGCGTGCCATGTGTAGAGCCAGTAAAACGCAAACATGGCAACGGTTCGCAGTGGATTGCTCATCGCTTCCCAATCAAGAGTGGGATCACTTGGTGCGATGTGATGCTGATCGAGGCATCTAGGCCGAATCCTTTTATTGTAAGGTGACTGCGACGTGAGCGAACCACCCTCCCTATCGTCTGGCTCCCCCGAAGAAGTCATAGCGAAGCGTTCGCGTTTTGTGGTCATGGCCGGTTGGAGTAATGCGCCTCACTTAACCCCAGAAATGATAGCGGAAGAAAAATCCCGCATCCCGCCCCACGAATTCGAAGCACGCTCGCTCGGCAAACCATCGTTAGGTCAAGGTGCGGTCTATCCAGTTCCAGAATCCGAAATTCTCTGCGATCCCTTCGTCATTCCCGATTGGATGCCGCAGTGCTATGCGCTCGACGTGGGTTGGAAACGAACCGCTGCGCTATGGGGCGCATGGGACCGCGATAACGATGTGGTCTATCTTTACGGCGAACACTATCGAGGGCAAGCGGAGCCTCCTATTCATGCCGCTGCGATTCGCGCTCGGGGCTTGTGGATTCCCGGCGTGATCGATCCCGCAGCGCGGGGGCGCGGTCAGAAAGACGGTGCACAACTGCTCACGATCTACCAAAATGATCTTGGCCTTAATCTCACCCAAGCCGATAATGCGCTCGAAGCCGGTATAGTTGCGGTCTGGCAACGGCTCACGACGGGACGGCTGAAAGTGTTTCGGTCGCTGGTCAATTGGATCAAGGAATATCGATTCTACCAGCGTGACGAACACGGGCGAATCAAGGACGGACAAGCCGACCACTTGATGGACGACACGAGATACCTCATCATGTCCGGGTTGAGCGTTGCGTGTGTGCGGCCGGCGGATCAGTGGACTACAGGTAAATCACAAGTCGCATGGCAAGCCGAGTATGACCCCCTCGCCTACCAACAACGATAGTAAATGCTGTGCGCCCTCGAAACACAGGTGGGCGATTATTGGTCGCCGTGTGCTTTTTACGTTGCGTTTTATAATCCGCCGTTGCACCAAATGCGGCGCAGAAATCAGCGACCTTGAATGATCGCGGCGCTCGCCCAACGTCCCGATGACGATCAAGAACGGCGCGAGCGCGCGATTGCGTATATCATGCGGCGCGATCATGTGAGTCGCGAGAGTGCTTCGAAAGCGTTGCAGAGGTTGAACGGGCCGGAATTATGGATGCTCGAACAGGCGATGAAGCCGCGCGTGCCGATGTTCGTTTCCGATTATGATCCATTGGGGAGGTAGCATGAAGTTTCGCGCAGTCCAGGCGCCCGACGCCAACGGCAATGACTTTGAAGCTTATGTCGCCCACACTAGGTCTGGCGAGCCAGTCTATGTTGATCGTGCGCTTGCAGATTTGGCGCAGGCGCTTCACGATAAACTTGGCAGGGGACCTACTCGCGCAAAATTAATTGCTGCCGAAGTCGACGCGGTAGAACGGAGTGGGGCTTGATATGGGCAGTTTGTTTTCACCTTCGACACCGACGCCACCCCCGCCGCCTCCAATCCCGCCTGCGGCTATCCCTCCAACCATGGCGAGTCCTGGCGTGCAGGCGGCCGGTAAGACCCAGATCGGGAAAGCCGGCGCGCTCGCCGACCCTACGGTCAAGACGAGCCCGGAGGGCGATCTTGTGAAGCCGGCGACGACAAGTTCATCGTTGCTTGGCGGTTGATATGGCGCTGACCGCCGAACGCGCCGAAGTCTATTACGAGAACGCAAGCGCGTCTCTACTTGCTTTGACTCCTGCGATCATAGACGGCAAGACCTGGCAATCGAACCAGGATTGGGAGGACTTTCGGAATTATCTGGAACAAGTCCTCCTGGGAATGCGCAACTGGCGCACGCCGTGGTGGATGCATTGGGGCGAGATTGCCGCGCAGATGCTTCCGAGGCGTTACTATTGGGTCATCACGCCGAACAATATGACGCGCGGATTACCGATCAATCAGAATGTGGTCGATTCAACAACCACACAAGCGATTGGCGTGTGTGCGGCCGGCATGATGGACGGCTTATCGTCGCCGACGAAAATCTGGTTCAAGTTCGAGGCGCCCGAAGGCGTAGAGTTAGACACCGCTGGAAAACGCTGGCTCAATGATTTTCAGAAGGACACTTACGATGTAATCGCCGGATCGAACTATTATGACAGGAAGCATCAGTATTACGAGGATCAGATAACTTTCGGTACGGCGCCGATGCTGATCTACGAGAATCGCGAGCGGATCATCAATTGCGAAGTGCCGTGCGCGGGGGAATATTTCGGGGCGTGCGGATCGGACAATTCCATCGAGACCTTCGATCGGGAATTTGTTCTGACCTGTCGTCAGATCGTGCAGCGGTTTGGCCCCAAGGCCGTTGCCGGGACCAATGTCGCGGAACTCTGGAACACGAAGGGCGCGAACCTCGAAACCGAATTCATCGTCGCACATTCCATCGAGCCGAACTTTCCTGCGAATCAATATGGACAGAAGCCGAGGCTCGGCGTCATTCCAGGCGGTTATGCCTATCGCGAAACCTATTGGTTGCGCGGCCTCAATACACCGCAGCCATTATCGGTGCGGGGCTATCGCGAAAAGCCGTTCATGTATGCGCCGTGGACGCAACGCTCGAACGATGCTTACGGGCGCGGCCTTGGCATGGATGCGCTGCCGGATTGTAGTCAGTTGAATCAGATGACACGGAGAGAGGCCGAGGCCATCGACAAGGGCGTGCGGCCTCCGATGCTCGCGGATGCGACGTTGAAGAACGAGCCTGCCTCGACGCTTCCCGGAAAAGTCACATACGTTCCGAACCTCGCACAGAACGCCGGCATGAAAGCGGCTTACACGGTCGATCCTCGTTTTGTCGAGTTTATCGAGCAGAAAATCGTCACGTTGCAGAAACGCATCGAGCGATGGTTTGCCAACGATGTGTTTGAAATGATCTCGCAGATGGAAGGCGTTCAGCCCCGTAATGAACTGGAATTGCAGGAACGCCGCGGCGAGAAACTGTTGCGGCTTGGGCCGGTGATAGAGCGCAATCTTCGCGAGGATGCCGTAGGCTTGACGCGCATCGTGTCGATCATGAATCGGCGCGGATTGATTCCCCCCAAGCCGCAGTCGCTCGCGGGCGTGCCGATCCAGCTTAAATTCGTGTCAAAGCTCGCGCTGATCCAGCAGGCGGCAAAGACGGCGGGCATGGAGCGTACTATCGTCATGGGCGGTCGCATGGAAGCCGTTCGCCCTGGCACGCTCGACGAAATCAACTTCCCGAAATACCTGCGGGACTATGGCGAAGCAGTCGAGTTTCCGCCTGAGGATTGGAATACCGACGCGGAAAAAAAGGCATTGCAGGCCGCGAGGGCGCAGCAGCAACAGCAGGTTGCCCAGATGCACACGGCGGAAAAGGTCACGCCGGCTCTTGCGTCCGCCGCACAAAACCTGTCACAAACCGATACGGGCGGCGGCATGAACGCGCTGCAAATGCTGTTGGGTGGCGGTGGCACAGGTGCGCCGCCGACAGCGGGAGGCGGACAGTGAACCAGATAAGCCCAATCACGGCACTCTTGCTTGATCGCACGGTCGCGATGCTGATGACGTGTCCGAACGAGGATAAGCGTCCGCACAAGCATTTCGTTGTTATCAGCGGCAAGATGATCGGGACGCGGAGTCCAAACCTTGAGCGCGTGATGCTGACGCAGGTTGAGTTTTTGGAGATGTTTGGGCCGCAGAGTGTTGTGCAATGAGCGAAGATTTAAAGCAGCAACCCGCGAAAGAGTTGGCCGCGTCAGTCACCTACATTCGCAATGAGCGCGAACGCGCCGCTGAAATTCGCGACAGCATAAAAGCACTCATGGGCGAAGTCGGCCATTGGATGGATCAGGCCAACGCACAAGGAATGCGCGTTGAGTTTCAGATGGTCATCGACGGATTCGGCAAGAACGTGATCGGCCGATTGGATGTCACGAAGTCGCTGTTATGAACGAAGAAATAAAAACCTACGAGGCCGACGACCCGCAGAACCCGAACAATCTTGTTATTCGGGGCCGCGACGGCGATCCGATTCCGCATCCGACTAGCACGGCCATGATCGAGAAGGAATCGTATGAGCGCGTGGTGGAGGGTTTAAAGATGGCCAGCGATGCTTGCGTACATCTTGCCAAGCGTGAGCCGCTGACCGCCTCGGTATGGAACGAGATAGCGCAGATGCTCGACAAGATACGCTGCGATGCCGTGGCTCTAGGTGGCGTCGATCTGGTCATGAAACAACAAGAGACCGAAGCGGTGCGCGGCGAGCCACTGTCCTGGCGCGCGGCGCGCGAAAAGTTTCTCGACGGCATCAAACAAACAACCGGCGGAATGCGTCAATTGGCGACATGCTTTCGCGGGGACTATATGTGGTCGATGATGGCGCAGCGGCTTGAGAGGCAGGAAAAGACGTTCCGGGGATTGTTGCTTGGGCGCGTGGTGGAGAGTAGAAAGGGGACGCCTTTGATTCTGCCGCCTGGTTTTGCCAGGAACTGAAAGGAGGCTTCCATGCCTATCGGACTTTTGTTCTGGGTACTTTTCATCCTGTGGATCATCTTCGGCGGCGTGTGGTGGCGCAATGGCGCCGGCTGGGCTTATGGCTGGGGCGGCAACATGCTGCTCGTTATGGTGCTGCTATTTCTCTTGGGCTGGAATGATTTCGGCTTCATCTTGCAAGGAGGCAGAGTAAGCCCTTTTCACTGAATGAGAGTGAAATAGCGCCCATTCCGCCCGATCTGCGAGAAACGCCGTCAATCTGCCGGGGATGCTGATGCAGCCGAAGAAAGCGATGACCGATCTACCGCTTGGGGTAAATATCTCCGCATTCGTGAAGGGTGGTCAAAGCCATATCCGCAAGGATGTGGACGAAAGATTCCGCAAGATACTGACCGAGGCTGCGGCGCGATTAGCGAACTTCGCGGCGCGGTTTCACATCAACAATGCGCTGCACAACGGGCCGTCGCGTGGGGGCGCGGCCGAATCGATCAAGTTCTTTGGTGTCGAACTTGACGTGAAACTCGCACTGACCGCTGAAATCGTCGATGCCCTCGAAATCTCTGCCCCTGGATTCAAGAAGTGGTTGGAATTGACTGGCTTTGCTAACGACAAGACGATGATCCGAGGCTTTGTCGAATGGGCAGAGTTCAAGAACGGTCGCGGTCGGGTGATGACTAATCTCGCGGACATCAATTAATGGCGGACATCAACTTTGTCGTTACAGCCAATCCAACGGCAATCTATACAACGATTGGCGTGCTGCACCTGTTCTTAATGTTGCTGATTCTTATCGCCGTGAGTCGCCGCTAAATGCCCGAACGCCAAGGCATCTACGACTCAACCGACCCTGCGGCCATCGACGCCGCGGCTAGCGCAGCCGCGCGCCGCGACCACGACGACGACGAAACAATCCGGGTTTGGATGAATCACCCCAAAGGGCGCGATCTTCTGTACCGCCATGTTTACGAGACTTGCCACCTTGGACGGACCTTTGTTGCCGTCGATGAAAACGGCCATTCCGACACGCACCGGACGTATCTGGACCTCGGCGAAAGAAATATCGGTGCATGGTGGGATGAAAGGCTTCGCAGGCACGCAGAACTCTATATGCTGATGCTCAAGGAACAGGAAATCGACCGGCAAGCGCACAACGCGCAACTTCTAAAGCAGAACGAGAAGCAAGACAGCGATAATGGCTGATAAAGACGCAAAACCTGAGCCTGTTGTCGCTGTTCCTGCGGAGACGAAAGCTGCCGATTCGCCGGTACTTCCCGCGTCGCCTCTAGCCACAGCCGATTCAACCAAGCACGAAGGTGCGGCGCCCGCAGCCGAAGTCAGGCCCGATCCGAAGGCTAACGGTCACGATACATCCGCAGCCGCCACTCCCGAAGCGAAGCCGGCGACAGAGGCCAAAGCCGAAACAAAGCCCGAGACCAAACTAGATTCAGCGTCGGAGACTAAGGCCGATGCAACGAAGTCCGCTACGGAAAGTGGCGAGACCAAGCCGCCCGCAGAAGTGAAGGTTGAGGCCAAGCCCGAAGGCGAAGCCAAACCCGAGACGAAGCCGGCGGATACCAAGGAAGCCCCGGAAGCAACGCCGCAGGCCCCTCCTGTTTACGAAGCGTTGAAACTCCCCGACACGGTGAAGTTGGACAAGGAGCGCGTCGCGAAATTCGACGAGCTTATCGGCAAAACCGAACTGTCCACCAAGGCCGATCACGCCGCCATGAGTGCCATGCGGCAGGATTTGGCCAATCTCTATGTCGAAGAGGTCAACCGCATCGGACAACAGGTCGCAAAGCACCAGCATGACGTGTGGAATAGACTTGTCGAGCAGCGGGTCAATGAACTGAAAAACGACCCACAGCTAGGTGGCAACCGCATCGAAACCACGCTGGGTAACGC